TTTTTTTTTTTTTCTTTTTTTTTAAAATAAATAAAAAAAAAAATTTTTTTTTTTTTTTTTTTTTTTTTTTTTCTCTCTCTCTCTCCGCGGCTCACCCTTCCATATATCAACACTAGAGAAAACTAGGGAGGTACTAGGGAGGTATTAGAGGTTACTAGACTGGATGGTAAAACTAGAGGTTACTAGAAGTTACTAGACTGTATTGGATATTTTAGCTATGCATTTTAGCATAGCTAAGGCCTGTTTCGTCCTGAGCTATGCGTCCTGGCCATAGCTCGCTTCCTATCGGCCGACTTAGCTACAATTAAGGCTTGCCTTATTTTGTCAAGGGGTAGGGATTTTCCTATCGCTAGTGTGACATTCTTGCCACACTTGACAAATCTATTTCTCACTCTTGTCACAGGATCGCCTTACTTCCGCCATGATCTTTTTTTCTATTTCCTCGCCCTTGCTGGGGTCATTCCGCGCCGACCCCACCCCGGGGGCAAAAAGTCCGGCTTGCACGCGCCGCTGAGGCCTTTCTACCAAAAAATATGAGATCAACTCTTCACAATTTCAACACAATTAATCTCGCCGCTCAAGGCGCGGGGTTTGCAAGCCCAGGGCGGCCAGAAGATCGAATGTAGGCGCGGTATCGCCTGTTGGGATATGGCGATTGTGTTCCGGGCGGAAATGGTGGATCATTTGTGTTTCGGTGCGGTTGAGGTCTACTGGAGAGCACCAGAGGACGAATACGCGATCCCAGTATTTTTGTTGACGGTGGTTGTAGTGCTCACGTACGCGCGAATAGACATTGACGGATTGGCCTATGTAGATTACCTCGTCGCCACGACACAAGGCATATATACCGGATGGGCGATTTCTTAGTTCAATGAAGCCGAGATCAAAAAGTTCTTGCATGGTGGGGTCTCCTTATGGTTGATTGCTGATCATGGCATATGATTGTGTCAAATATGAGGTTGGAGCTATGCATTTCTTGCAACCCAGACCCCACAAAGAAGCATGACTTTTACAACCTGGAGTAGGCCCCAGGCCGTTGACACAACCCACAAGGCATGCTAAGCTGTCCCCGAACATGGTGCGCGCGGGAAGGACTTCCCTGAGGCCGCCAAAGGCACGGAGAACAGCAATGCAGATCGAAGACATCCGAAAGGCCCGAAACTTGCGCGAGCGGCCACGGTTCCGCCCGCGGCCCACTGCCCGCCGGAGGTTCCAGGGCGCCCACGAGGCCCACTGCCGGCCGCATCTGTGGGTCGGGGGGCGGTTGGTGGTGCTCGATGCCAGGCCGCCCCGGAGGTCACGGCCATGCGCCCCAGACTGACCGAGGAGATCCTCCGCAGGGGCTGGGCCGCCTGGATCGCCAAGGGCCTCGAAGACCGGCGGCTAGAGCTGCGGCCAGGGAAGGTCGCGGATCTGCCCACCTCCGGCGAAGCGCCCGCAGGGACTAAGGCCGATGGAAATCCTGTCCGCTGAGCCCATTCCGGTCACTCGGGGCCGGCCGAAGGGCGCCGTGGCCCAGATCCGTGAGCGCCATCACCTCCGAGCCCGGCTGGTCGCGGAGGGCCGGTCCTATGCGCAGGTAGGCCGGCTGCTCGGGATGACCGGCGCTGGCGTCAAGGCGTGGGCGGAGAACCCCGCGAACGCCGAGCTGATCGCGCAGTACGCCGAGGACGCCAAGGCAGGCCAAGCCACCTTCCTCGCCGAATCGTCCGAGCGCCTGAACCACAACGCCCTTTTGGCCCTGGACGAGCTGAACCGCCGGCTCCGCGACGATCCGGGGGGCCTGTCGACCAAGGACCTGCTGGCGCTGGCCGCGGACGCGAATGACCGAACAGGTCTGGGGCGGATGGAGACGCGGCTGAATGTGAACGCCGACTTGGGCACGCGGCTGGACCGGGCCATCGAGCGGGCGAAGGAAGCTGGCAGGACACGGCTCGGGCCGTTCGGTGCGGGGCGGCTGATCGAGCTGGAAGTGGAGCGTCGGGCATGAGATTAATAGGCTCCGAAAAGAGGGCTGATCGAAGACCTCCTGGCGATTGCCTGGGGGATAAGGTAGCACAAATGCTGATTGCACCTCCGCACCGTCCGACTGAGCGGCCTTGTGCCGCCCGGCTTGGCGAGGGAGGCAGTTGTGCGGCCGGCGTCGATGAGGCAGACGTTAAACGGCGCCTGAGGCAGCGGTGTTCGCGAGTGCATGAGCGTGGCCCATTGGGCAGAGCGACCCGTCCGGGATCAAATCCGGGGCTGATAGTCATGTCAGAGACAGGCAGGCTATGTCTACTGTTTGCGTCCCTGCCACCAGCGCGGCGTCCCTACGATCATTCGGACTTCTTCCGTGATCGCAAACGCCCGCTGGGAACCAGTTTCTTTTCGGTGGACGTCTAATGTCCCCCGACGACGCCCTTCTCGACTGGCTGGCCTCCGTAGGCGACGATCCCTACGCCTTTGTCCTTGGCGCCTTCGAATGGGGCCAGGGCATCCTTGCCCGGTCTGCTGGCCCAGAGGATTGGCAACGACGGGTCCTGGAGGCTGTCCGTGATGGCTTGCCCCTTCCCGCTGCGATCAAACTCGCCACGGCTTCTGGCCACGGCGTTGGCAAGTCAGCCCTCTGTGCTTGGCTGATCCTTTGGGCCATCTCAACCCGGTCCGACACTCGTGGCTACGTCACCGCGAACACCGAGGCACAGCTCAAGACGAAGACCTGGGCCGAACTCGGTCGTTGGTACAACCTATTCATAGCCAAGCACCTATTCAAACTTACCCCGACCGCCATCTACTCCGCCGACCGTGACAAGGAACGGACTTGGCGCATCGACATGATCGCGTGGTCTGAGCGCAACACCGAGGCCTTTGCTGGCATGCACAACCAGGGCCGACGGATTCTGGTCCTATTCGACGAGGCCTCCGCGATCCCCGACGCCATTTGGGAGGTGTCCGAAGGCGCATTGACCGACGCCGACACCCAGATCATCTTCGCAGTCTTTGGCAACCCAACCCGCAACTCCGGCCGGTTCAAGGCCTGCTTCGACCCTGACTCCGAGTGGTTCCAGACCCGCGTCGACTCCCGCACTGTTTCCTTCACCAACAAAGACCAAATCGCCTCGTGGCTGAAGTCCTATGGCGACGACAGCGACTTCGCGCGGATCAGGATCAAAGGCGAATTCCCCCGGACCGGCGAGCTGGAGTTCTTCAATGCCGAAGAGGTTGACGCAGCGATGGCCCGGGAGGTCGAGCCTGCCTTCGGAGCCCTTGCCCTCGGAGTTGATGTGGCCAGGTTCGGCGCGAACTTCTCCGTCATCTATCCCCGACGAGGCCGCGATGCTTGCTCGATCCCCCGGCGGAAGTTCCAGGGCCTATCGACCGTCGACCTCGCAGCGGAGGTCTCCCGGGCCAACCGTGACCTCCGGGCCGACGGGATCATGATCGACGAAGGCGGCGTTGGTGGCGGCGTCGTGGACCAGGTCCGTCACATGCAACTGCATTGCTTCGGCGTGCAGTTCGGTGGGAAACCTTCGGGCTGGAGCGAGACCGGCACCGATCGGGAGTCCTACGCCAACAAGCGCGCGGAGATGTACGGCTCGGTCAGGGCGTGGCTGAAGACCGGCGCGTTGCCGAAGGACACAGACCTCCGGGCTCAACTGCTATCGATCACCTACACCTTCAATAACCGCGACCAGATCCTGCTGACTTCGAAGGAGGTCATGATGCGCGAGGGCAAGCCAAGCCCTGATGACCTGGACGCCTTGGCCTGTACCTTCGCCTTTCCCCTGGACCCAAAGTCCGTGCGGCATGGGGGCTACGACGTGGGGCCACAGGAAGCCCCGACCGACTATCACCCCTATGCCTCGCTCGGTGGTGTCGAGTCCACCGGGGCCCAGGCCGATTACCACCCACATGGAGCTCTGAACTGATGATCTCCGCCCCGACTCCACCGCCGCCGGTCGCTCCGCCCCCTCCGCCGAACCCGCCGATGTTTGGTGGCTCGAACACCGCAGGCGCGGGCAAGCGCCAACAGCAGCTTGCGGCTTCGAATGCTGGCTGGGGCTCGACGGTCATGGGCCAAGGCAACCCAACTAATGTCGGAACCAAAACCCTGTTAGGCCAATGACAGAACCAATCGACCAAGCCGCTCAAGCCCTTCGAGTCGCCGCTGCCGGTCAGGCCCAGACCGACGCCTGGCATGCGAGGATGCGCGAGATTGACCTGCGGGCCCCGCCGAGACCAAAGGTCCAGGACGATCCGACTCGGGGCTGTGTGAGCCCGCTTGGGGGCGCGGGTTGGTTCACGGGATTTGGAGAATGAAGATGAGAACATTAGAACAGATAACAGAAGCAGCCATCATCATCTATGATCGAGTCGAGAAGGACTATGTTGAATGGGGTCAGCTGATGCTTGAGGCAAAAAAGCTTGTGCCTCATGGACAATTCGGGAAATATCTTGAGCATCACTTTCCGGAGTTTGGAAAGCGTCAAGCACAGCGCTATATGGAATTAGCTCGTGACGAAACAAAGACGATGTCACAGATTGCGCATTCAAAAACGTCACGTGTGACGCATTTGCCTGATGAGCCTAACCTCGAACGGGAGGTCCGTGCAGTCCAACGAACCAATTCCAAGCTTCTTAAGGAGTGCAGTTTAATTCCCGGGCTGGTGTATTCCTTGGACAATATGGATTTGTCGGAGCTCTCAGGGCTTGAACTTCAACAACTCCGCGATGGTTGTAACAGGCTTCTGGCTCGAATTGAAATGAAGAGGAATGAACAATGGCCAAGTTTACGCGTCGTGAAGTAGAATTGGGTTTTGCTCAACAGCACATGAAAGACAATCAGGTACGCCTTTGCAAGGCTACTCTTATTGAAGGGGAATTTTGGCTTCCTGGTCTTCATAGTGGTATGACTTGGGATCATATGGTTACATTCGATGAGATACGTCTGATGGACTCGGCGAGGGAGATCGAAAGGTCGAACAAGAACGCTGATGCTCAACACCGACGGGTGACAGACATGAGCATCGGTCAGCAAATTCAACTGAGAAAGAAGAGTGGAGGCGAAGAATAAGCCGTGCCCCTTCGCGTCCCTGGCTCGCCCAATATGCCTGTCCCAATGCCAATCTCCAAGCCTTCGGAGACTGACTACCTCATGGCTCTCTCGGTGATGAAAAAACTTGGGAAGTTCGACCGGCCTATCTTCGACGCAGGCACCTTCGCCTCTCGCCTCGATCCCGTCGAAGGCCAGGTCGAGGACCGTCGGGGCAATGAGGCCTCCGATGCTGCTGAGGTCGCAGCTTCTCGGACCCGGAGCTCCGTTCGGCATGGGGAGACACCCTGATGGCTGACGGAGTCAAACTCACCAACAAAGAACTCTCCGACGCCCAGGCCTTGGCCCGGCAGCCGACGGAGAAGGAACTCGCGCTTCGCAAGCACACCGAAGGTCGGCTGCTTGGCCTCCGGATCAACCGCTACTCCTGGTGGGTCCATGCGCGAGAACTGGCTGACTTCTTCCTTCCTCGCCGATACAAGTGGCTCATTACTCCGAATCAGATGGGCCGCGGCTCACCGATCAACCAACACATCCTCGACTCCACGCCGTCTTTGGCCGCCAGGAACCTCGCCTCGGGCATAATGTACGGCGTGACCAACCCCACCACTCCATGGTTCCGGTTGTCTCTCGGCAAGTGGAACTCCGCCGGCACCGATCCGGTCTCGATCTGGCTCGCCCAAGTCGAAGCGGTGATCTTCCAGATCTTCCAAGAATCCAACTTCTACCAAGCCCTAGCGATCCTCTACTTCGACCTGGTCATCTTCGGCACAGGGTCGATGATCATTTACGAGGACCACGAGAACGTTATCAACTGCGTCAATCCGTGCTTCGGCGAGTACTACGTCGACTGCAATGCCAAGCTGAACCGCAATGACGTCTTCTACCGCGAGTTCACCTACACCATCCAACAGACCGTCGAGCGTTGGGGCGTCGAGAACGTCAGTCCCTCCGTCGCGGCCCTGTACAAACAGCAGGGCTCTGGCCTCACCAGAGAGCTGATCATCGCCCACGCCATCGAGCCGAACTACGAAGCCCAGAAGTACGGAGTGCCGAGCAAGTTTGCCTACCGCGAGGTCTATTGGGAATGGGGTGGAAGCGCTAGCCCGCAGGGCGGTTCTAGCTTTGCCCCCGGCCTGCTTGAGAAGCGCGGCTTCTACGAGGCGCCCCACCTCAATCCACGCTGGGACACCGTGGCCAACGACGCCTACGGCCGAAGCCCAGCCATGGACGCGCTGCCTGACTGCAAGCAACTCCAACTCCAGGTCCGCCGACAGGCCCAGGGCATAGACAAGCACGTTAACCCGCCGCTCCTCGCCGATCAACAGCTCAAGAACCAACCGACCCAGTTTATCCCCGGCGGCATTACCTACATCGCCGGCCTGATGTCCTCGGCCAACCCCGGCATGACTCCGGCCTACGGCTCGTGGAAGCCCGACCTCGCAGCAATGAACGAGAACCTTGAGCTCGTCCGCGGTCGGATCAAGGAGATCTTTTTCAACAACCTTTTCCAGACCATCTCTCAATACCAGACCCGATCGAACGTGACTGCAGAGGAGATCAACGCTCGCCGTGCTGAGTCCCTGATCATGCTCGGCCCGGTTCTCGAACGTCTTCAGATCGAACTGCTCGCTCCGGCCATTGAACGGACCTTCTCCATCGCCTCCCGCGCTGGCATCCTCCCGCAGGCCCCAGGCCAGATCGCTGGGGCCGAGCTGTCCGTCCAGTACATCTCCATGCTCTCCATCGCCCAGCAGGCCTCGAAGACCTCTGGCATGGACCGGATTCTCCAACTGGCCGGCAATCTCGCCGGCGTTGATCCGCAGATCATGGACGTGATTGACTTCGACTACTTCATGAAGCGGTACAACTTCCTGATGAACAACGATCCGCTGATCATCCGGCAGGACCCTGCGATCGCCCAGATCCGCCAGAATCGAGAGCAGGCCCAGCAACAGCAAGCCGCGGCTCAGCAAGCCGACACGGCTCAGAAGGTTGCGACTGGTGCCCAGACCCTCTCGCAGACTGAGGTCGGTGGCGGTCAGAACGCCCTGCAACTTGCGATGGGGAGGGCTGCATGACCGACGATCTTCAATTGCTGACTGATGAGCAACTTCACTACGAGATCGCTCGATGCGACCTCTGCCTTCGCACCTTGTCTCAGTGGTCTCCGAAGATGGATAATGTGGAAGCTTTGATGCAGCGACTTATAGTTGAGCGTGATCGTCGCATGTCGATCTTCCGTAACGGCAACTTTCCGGGCGCTCGATGACCGAACCCGCTCGCTTCTACGCCTGCCTCCCTTTTGTCCTCCGCGAGGAGGTCCTTTGGCACGATCCGTTCGTCTGGTCCGACGTCCACCGCAACTTCTCCAACGACCGCCACGACCCTGGCGGCAAGACCATGTGTGGTATCACCGCCCGCGAGTACGACGCTTGGCGCAAACACCACCACCTTCCCGTGCAACCAGTCCAGCTGATCTCCGAATCCGAAGGCCATTCGATCTACTACAACTCGTACTGGCTCCCTCATTCTCCCGCTCTCCCTCCGGGCCTCGACCTCTCCTTCTTTGATTCCGCAGTCAACGAGGGATCGACGGAAGCCATCAAGATCCTCCAGCATGTCTTGGGCCTTGCTGTGGATGGCGTTTGGGGTCCGAAGACGGCGGCGGCAGTTGGCTCTATCCTTCCGGCCTCTGCCGCCGCCACCATCCACGCCTTCTTCATTCGGCGGCAGGAAGTCTACCACGAGTCGAAGGGCTTCCAGTACTTCGGTAACGATTGGCTTCACCGTTCGGCTAGGATCGCCGATGCAAGCATGGAGATAGCGCGTGGACGATCTGACCCCGGAGGAACGACGGTGGCAACGGCGACAGGAGAAGGAATCCAGGGCTCGGGAGGCACAGGATGACGCGGTCATACAGTCTCTCATGGCTTCTATCGCTGGCCGCTCGTGGATGCGCGAGCTTTTGGAAGCCTGTCACATCTTCCACGCCTCCTACACCGGTGAGGCCCTGTCCACCGTCTTTCGAGAGGGTGAGCGATCAATTGGCCTTCGACTTCTTGCGGGAGTCATGCGGGCCTACCCCGAAGCCTATATCCAGATGATGAAGGAACAAGCAGATGGCAGACGAGACTCCGTCCTCGACCGACGTGACCATGACGACCCCAGGAACTACGACGACGCCGGCCGATGGATCGGCGACGGCGACGGGCCATACGAATGAGGGCCTCGCGTCTGCCCTTGGCGATGGGACCACGAAGCCGGGCGAGCCCGCTGGTGACCCTGCATCGAAGCCTGAGGATAAGCCTCCTGCGGTGCCCGAGAAGTACGAGGCCTGGACCGTACCGGAAGGTTATGAGCTTGACGCTGGCGTTGCCGCGGAGGCCGCGCCGATCTTCAAAGAACTTGGCCTCAACCAAGACCAATCCCAGCGGCTGGTGGACTTCTACACTAAGCACGCGATGGCCTCATCGAAGGAGGCCCTGGATGCTTGGCAGCAGCAGCGCAACGATTGGCGCTCGCAGATGAAGTCCGACGCAGATCTTGGGAAGCTGACCGGCAAGGACGGCAACTTCGGCCCGGACTCGCCGCTGGTCTCCACAATCGATCGGGCCCTGACCGGCCTGCAGAACCCGAAGCTTATCTCTGACTTCAAGGACGCAATGAACCTGACTGGCGCGGGCGACAACCCAGCCTTTGTTCGGGTTCTACATGCCTTGGCCAAGCAGGTAACCGAAGGCACAGACTACCCCGCTGGCGGTCCAGTGAAGGGCAACTCCGCTCGCCCGAGCCCTGGCGCCGCTATGTATCCCCACCTTCCTTCAGGAACCTAACCAATGGCAACTCTTGGCACTACCGCCATTACCTACGCCGACTGGGCCAAGCGTCTCGACGACGGCTACAAGATCGCCACGATCATCGAGATGCTGTCCCAGACCAACGAGATCCTCGAAGACATGTACGTCATCGAGGGCAATCTTCCAACCGGCCACAAGACCACAGTCCGGACTGGCCTTCCGCAGGCCACGTGGCGCTTGCTGAACACCGGCGTTCCGAACGCGAAGTCCACCACCGCGCAGATCGTTGACACCTGCGGGAACCTTGAGACCTACGCGGTTATCGACAAGGACATCGCGGATCTGAATGGCAACACCCAGGAGTTCCGGCTCTCGGAGGTGATGGCCTTCCTTGAAGGGATGTCCCAGCAGGTTGCGGCCACGATGATCTACGGCAATCAGGGCATCAACCCTGAGCGCTTCACCGGCTTTGCGCCGCGTTACTCGACGATCAACACCGCGAACTCGCAGACGGCGAACAACGTCCTGTCTGGTGGTGGCACTGCTTCAACCAACACCTCCATTTGGCTCCACGTTTGGGGCAACGACACGGCCCATGTGACCTTTCCGAAAGGCAAGATCACCGGCTTGCAACACCGCGATATGGGCGAATGGCCAGTGCTGGACTCGGCGGGCAACACCTACCAAGCCTACCGCGATCACTTCAAGTGGGAGATCGGGTATGTCCTCCGCGACTGGCGCTATGTCTGTCGGCTAGCGAACATCGACATCACCCAACTCACCGGTGTGTCGGCCGCGAACCTGATCAACCTGCTGGTCCGCGGCCTGTACAAGCTCCCCACTGCGCCGGCATCTGCGACGACCATCCAGACCTCCGACACTCCGCAGGTCCGGGCCAACATGGGCCGGACGATTATCTACTGCAACCGAGTGATTCGGACCTACCTGGACCTCCAGGCCATGAACAAAACCAACGTCCTGCTTCGGCTCGAGGAGTTCGATGGGAAGCCTATCACCACGTTCCGCGGGATTCCGATCCGAACTTGCGACGCGATCCTGAACAATGAAGCAGCACTGACGTAACTTAACTCCCTGAGGTGCAATCATGATTCTAGATGGTCTACTCTTCTTCACCGGCACCGGTTCGGCCGCGCCGTCTGACTCCTTGGTTGGCGCTATTGGCACTTTGACCAGCGCTAACGTCCTCGACCTTGGCATCTCCGGTCTTCCACCCTCCTCGGCTGGCGGTGGCGCTCGCGACCTCGGCGTTGGCGACGATCCAGCGATGAAGGTGCTGGCTCAGCTCACCGCTGCGCTGACTGGCACCTCTGGCACCACTACCCTTCAAGTCAAGATCCAGGGCGCGCCAGACAACGGCTCTGGTCTCCCTGGTACTTGGTACGACATGATCCTCTCGCCGGTTTATACCTTCGTGACTGGTGCCCAGCTTGGCGTGGCTGGTCAGCGGCTGTTGGAGGTCGACCTGCCGCGGTATCCTGAGGGCCAGCCGGTGCCGAGGTTCCTTCGTATGCAGTACATCATCGCTGGTGCTGCTTCGACTGGTGGCGCGCTGGAAGCCACGCTCGTCCTCGATCGGTTCGACCAGATCGGCTCGCAGACTGGCATACTGTCCGGCTATCCCGCTGGCGTTGTGATCGCAAACTGAGGAGGGAAGGATGAAATCGGTTCTAAAGAGACTTGCCACTGCCCTTGCCTGTGGTGCATTCTTTGCTGGTGGGTTGGTAGTTGCACAGACTATTACCTCCTCGCTTCAGTTGTCGCAGGATGCTCGTGGCAACTTTGGTGTAGATAGTTCTGGCAATTTGGTGATGTTTAACAATCGCCATTTCAATGCCCAAACTACCTCCACCCCACCTACCCTTGGTACCTGCACCGGTGGAACTCTCACTGCTGGTTCTACTGACTTCTCTGGGCAGGTAACTGGTGCTACTGCGGCCACTTGTGCCGTTGTTTTTGGCCAGACTTATGGCACTGCTCCTCGTTGCTTGGTGACGCCGAATAATGCGACAGCAGCCACTACGTTTGTGACTGCGGCCGCGACGACAGGCTTCACCTTCAACCAGACGGCGACGACGACTACGTTTAACTGGCTCTGTGTGGCTGTTAGCTGAGGAGGTGAGCATGACGGTTGTAACCGAAGTCATTATCGTTGATGTTACTGCTACAGGAACGGATCAGTCTACTGCTGCTCTTATCCCAACACATCATGGAACAACGATAGTTAGGACTAATGGTGGTGGTCCTTCGCCGGGGTTATTGCTCCCAAGCGATTCTGATATCGGAGATGTGATCGAGGTATATTCCGATATTAATGGTGAGGTTACAATCTACTGCTCCACAGGCGACTCCTTTCGCAGTGGAATATCTTCACATGGTCAGTCACAGCAGACATTGATCTTTAGAAAACTCGCGGCAAACGAATGGGGGCCATAATGATTATGAAGCGGTACTTGTTGGCAGGGGCTGCGGCCCTTGCCTTGGTTGGGGTCGGGCTTGCAGTTGCTCAGCAGCTGACCTCTCGAACTCTAACAGGGAGCGAAGTTGTTCTTCTTCAAGCCGGCATTGGCGGAACAAGCTTCTACGCTGCCACTTCTCAGATGCGAAATAGTCAGGGAGTTCAAAGCACAGCACTAACCACTGGCACGCTAACTCTTGTTAATCAGAGCCCTGCCACTTTGATCTCCACTGCTGCATCGTCAGCCTTGGCCATTCAGCTTCCACCTATTCCTTGGGACGGTGAGATCTTTGAGTGGGTCAATGGATCTGGTGCGGCCTTCACTGGCGCCACCATTGCCACCACCGATGGATCAACCATCGTGAATGGGGCAACTGGTGTTGCTTTGGCTACGCTTGCGGCAGGAGCGAGTGTGGAATATCGTTACCTCCTGGCAACCAACGCTTGGTACAAGCTTCGATGAGAAAGCTTCTTCTCGCTGCCTTCGCCCTTCTCGCGCTATGCGGGCAGGGCTGGGCCCAGGGGATCGGGGCGCCGAATCCGATCCTCTGCAATCAAGCAACACAAAGCGCTGTAGCTCAATCAATAGCGACAGCTATTGTTGGTAGAAATATTGTTGTTTGCGGTTGGGATGTCAATGGTACTACAACAGCTGCTGCATTTCAATTAGTATACGGCACTGGTGTTGCATGTGCGGCGAATACAGTTAATATTGTTAATTGGTCTGGATTACCAGTCGGAACATTTATTGATCATGGAACTTACGCTTTCACTTCTGCTCCGACCACTAATGCTGCAGCTACGCCGCCTAATACGCAAACAAATTTGTGTGTTATAACTGCTACGAATGTCACTTATACCATCTACTGGGGGCAATTCTAATGATGAACAAGCTCCTCCTTGCATCAGCTCTTTCGCTTTTGTCTGTTGGGGCACTTGCCCAAGCTTCCTTTCCGTCTCCTAATGGAATAAACATTGAGAGTCGGGTGGTTATGTGCAACGACGGCACTAATCACTGGGTGCCCTGCACAACCGCGAATCCACTACCGGTGTCCCTGCCTGGGCCCTATCCCGCCGGCTCCACTCCCCTCACTGCCTCCGCCACAGGCACAATCGCCTCTGTCACCGCGACCCTTGCCGCGGCGGCCGCTAAGACCACCTACCTCTGCGGCTTCACCATCACCTCTTCCGCAACCCTAGGCCTTAGCGGCACTGCGACGGTCTCTGGCACCATCTCCGGCTCGCTCAACTACGTCCAGGGAATCTCTGCGCTTCCTGGCGTCTACCAGCTCCCGCAGACCTTCTCGCCTTGCATCCCAGCCTCTGCCCTGAACACCTCGATCGCCATCAACTCAGCCGCAGCCGGCCTTGGTGGAGTCACCGCTGTGTCGGCTTGGGGCTATCAACTCTAGGAGAACTCTCATGGCCCGTTGGCTTCTCGTCCAGTCCCACTACCTTCGCTCCCCCGATGTCTTCTGGGAACAAACCGAGGTCGACCGGATCTCTGGTCGGCAGAAGAAGCGAAAGTACCCCGTCCCGATCCACCTCGACCCGCACTGCGCGGCGGATTGGAACAACAAACCCGGCTCGTCTTCGGCCAACATAGCTCGCGGCGGCAATTCCTTTGATGAGGGCTTCATCACCGTGTGCCACCAAGGCCACGGCGAGCCCCACGACTATGTCTTCATCGGCGACCCGACGCCGGACATGGAGCCGATCGATGATGAGGCTAAGGCCATCTCGGCGACCTTCCAGTGGCACGACCCGACGAGGTTCTTCGAGCTTGGCGACGGGATGACCTTCGCGGAGCGGATGATTTTGACCATGCAGGACGAGATGAAGGCCCCGCCGCCGGTCAACGACCAGCTGACCGAGACCTTGGCGATGTTGGCGCAGGTGATGGCGCAGAACACCCAGCTTCTGGGCAAGCTGACCGATCGGAGGTAGCCTTGGCACTCACAACCACAACGGTTGGCACGGCCAGCACGCAGGTGATTGCGGCCAACCCTGTGGTTGGAGCGACCACTCCGCAGGCTGCTAGGCGCAAGCTGACCTTCATCAACGCCAACATCGCTGGCCAACAGAACGTCTGGCTGGTTCAGGCGCCGACGGTCGCAGTTGCGGACACTGGAATCCCACTGTCGCCAGGGGAGAAGTTCGACGTCTTCGGCGACCAGGCCCTCACTGCGTGGAACGCGATTGGCTCGGCGGCGGGGGCGAAGGTCTCGGTGATCGAGTACCTCTATGGCGCCAGCGCGGTGCCACAGAACTATAACATTAATCTGTCCGCGGGGTGAGAGATGAAACGCCTTATTGCTTTTGCTTTGCTCCTGGCCTCGCCTGCTGAGGCCCAATTCGCCACGACCACGACCACTGCGCCAGTCGCCGATAGCACTAATCGGATTGCTTCGACGCAGTTCGTCCAACAGAACATTGCTTCGCCGACGAACCTCTCTGCGGCTTTCGATGCGGCGTTCTGCTCGACACGTGGGGGGATCCTTGAGCGAGCCGTGGCTGGTTGGGCCTGCACTGTCCCCGGAACCACTGGCCTTCCGTGGGTGAGCAATGGCACTGGTGCTGATCCGGCATATCAGGCGCTGACAGCGGTGGGTATCGCGGCTGCTACGATCACCAGCACGCAGGTTGCCTCTGGTACGATCACGGGCGGCAACATCGCCAGCGCCACGGTTGCCAATTCCAATCTCGCCAACATGGCGAATCAGACTATGAAGTGCAATTCGGCCGCCGGCTCGGGCCCGCCGCAGGACTGCAACTATCCGGTCGTGAACATCGCCGATCCGGCCTATGGCGCAGTTGGCAATGGTGTTACGAATAACTTCACCGCCATTCAGAGCGCGTTTACCGCAGGCTCGGGAAACAAGATTTACATCCCCGCGGGAACCTTTGCCGTCACACTGCCATCAGCTACGTCGCTTGCTACGCCGGGTAGTAATACCATTATCGAAGGCGCTGGCAAGAACACATCGATTCTGAAACTATCTCTTACCGGCACACCGTTGGCGACGGCATTTCTCCTCAACAACCCGCACGTCATTTTCCGTAACTTGACGATCCAGCTCAACGGTGACGGCACGGGAACGCAGCAGGGCATTCTGTTCCAGCCGGGGGCGAGTGACTTCCAGTTTCAGAACGTCGCGCTAACATCGAACGCCGTCGAAGGCGTGTTGATTGGTGGCTCGGCAACGAATGGCGATGCGATCAGAGTCATCTTCACCTCAACCGGCCTGGCCGGATCGCCAATCACGATTTCATCGCCGATCACCACGGCGGAGACCACGGCGCAGATGGCGACCGCGCTCGCCGCTGCAATCAATGCCAATGGCCCGATTTCAGGCGCCGGGATCGTTGCCACGGCCGTTGGCTCGTTCGTCAGTATCGCTCAGTCAGATAACGTGGTCCCGTCGGCATCCTACACCACATCGGTGACGGGCGCCGCCACCGAGACGATGATAATCGGTCCATCGGCAACAACTGTCGTCTGGAACATTCCGCAGACGGGTATAGAGGTTAATGATTTTCGTGCAGAAAACGCTGATGTATCCGGTTGGAATTATGTGCTGCTCAAGGCGAATGCAACAACAACGACCAACCGGCGCTTCACCTTCCGTGGCGGCTTCTACAATCAGAACATCACCGGTCACCTCAACATCAATAGCCCGAGTGGAACGTTCGACCGGCTTGTGATCGAAGGCATTCATATGGGTTCTGTTGGTCTGAACAACGCCAACGATCTGCCGATCGGACTTTCAAATATCACGAACGCCACCATTGCAGGCAACATGCTTGAAGGTACATATCAGCAAAACGCAATGCACTTCGAGGAAAATTCGTCCGGTCTGACGATCGTCGGGAACGAGGTTCAGCAGGCAACCTCATCAGCTCTCGGTGTTGGCTACAGCGGCACCTGCATGTACTTCGTTGACAATAATGTTGGCGGCCACGGTTTCCTCGCCGACAATGATGTCACGATTACAGGAAATGTCTGTCACGGCGGTGGTTCGAATGCCAGCGGCTATGGTATTTACGCCGCCGAAGTCTCGACCATTAACCAGCGCTGGGCGATCGGAGGAAATGTCTTCACCGGATATGCCGGGGGTACGAACCTTGCAATCAGTGGATTTACGTTCCTTGGCAATACGCTCGTTAACATCGCGGCCAGTGGCACCGGCATCACAATAAATGGGGCTTCTCTTAACGGTGTGGTCTCGGACAATCTGGTCAAGACATACGCGACGGAATTCAGCAATGCTGCTGGTCTGACTGTTGAAGGCATCCCGCAGGTTTTTACACCGGCCATCACTTGGGGGCAAACAGCAACTTTCACTGTCAACACAGCTCGGGTAAAGACGCTTCGTCATACTACGCAACTTGCTCTTGACTTTACAATCAGCGCAGCCGGGACGGTGGCTGCAAATTCTATTACCTGGAATATACCGAACACTTCAAATTCGGCAATAGCTATTAATGGGCGTGAAGTTGCTTTGAATGGGAGAGGGCTAAGTTGTACCGCTTCATCGGGAGCCACAAGCGTGTCATGCAGTCGGGCTGACAACAGCAATTTTTCTAACAGCGAGCACTACGAACTAAGCGGTGTGTACGAGAATCAATAGGAGCGGTTCGCATCGGCGCGTGATCTCGACTTGAACTTCTCATGCGCCTTTGGTCGCTGTTACGATGGTTCTCCATGGCCCGTCGCATCTACGGATGTGAAATCGGTTCACTAATGTTGAAGAGGCGAAGAAAGAATGACCGTCTCCACAACCCTGAACAAAATCATCTACCCCGGCAACGCCTCGGCGACGGTCTTTCCGTTCACCTTCGACGTGCCCGCAGGCACTCTGACGCAACAATCCGCGCAGATCCAGGTTTACTTCACCAATACCTCTGGCGTGGTGAGCCTGCTCGCGCCGACTGCCTACATCCTCATCGTGAACCCTCCCACCGGCACCAATCCAACTCCGGTCGGCGGCAGCGTCACCTACAATCCTGGCTCGCCGATTCCCTTCGGCTCCTTCCTCACCATCCTCCGCGCTCTTCCGCTTCAGCAGAACACCTCCTTGGCTAACCAAGGAACCCTCTGGCAGCCTGTGGTCGAGGAGGCCCTCGACTACGAGATGATGACCTCGCAGCAGATCCTTGAGATCCAGAACCGAGCCCTAGTGGTCTCAGTCTCTGATCCAACTCCGGGCCCTGTTCCCGCTGTTGCCGCGAGGGCCGGATTGTTCTTCACTTGGGATTCTAGCGGCAACCCAACAGCCTCCGCAGGTGGTGGGGCTAACTCGCCTGTCTCCTCTGCCATGGCTCCTGTCGTAGCCGCTGCTACCCTCGCTGCCGGCCGAACTGCCTTTGGCCTTGGGGCTATGGCAACGGAAGGCATCGGCGCAGGACTTCAGGACGATGGAGCCGGAAACGCGAGAGTTGTTTTTGGGTTTATTGCTGATGCTGTTAATCAGTCTGTTGTGGCTGGCTTTGATCTCACTCGACGTCAGGTCTTTGCCCCAATAACCTACACCTTTCCGCTTTCCTCGACGCTATTCCCCAGCTTTGGGTTCTGGATTCAAACGAATGGCTTTGCAGTCACCCTGGCAATCAACGCCTCGGACAACTTTGTTGGGGCTCCGACAGGACAAGGCCTGACATTGCCGCCGGGGGTTACGGTATTTGTTCAGACCAACGCGGCGGGGGCTTGGTTTATTGACTTCGGCCAGCGGACAGGCCTCAACGCGCCGCTGAATCTCCAACTTAACGCCACTGTTGCCTCGAACGCCCTGACCATTGCCATCAAGGACTGGAGTGGGAATGATCCGACTCCGTCCTCGCCAGTCCTCTACACCGTCTCGGCAGGCGGGAACTCAGTCACTCGCGCTATCACCACGCCCCTTTCGATCACCGTTCCTGTCGGTGCAACCCTGGGCACCGTCTCCGGCTTGCCAAATCGGATCTGGGTTGGGGTGTTTGATGGCGTCTCCGGACCTGTTCTCGGCGTCTACAACTCCCTGCTGGCGGCTTCTTCCCAGATCGTTGCTTGGGACGAAAGTGTTGCTCCGAGCCCGACTGGGATCTCCGCTGGCTCGACTTCTACACAGACTTGGTACGCGGCGACTTCACAGACCTCTCGGGCTTTCCGAATCATTGGCTACATCGAATCGACTCAAGCCACCGCAGGGACTTGGGCGACGGCGCCGAGCAAGGTCCAGCTGTTTGGCCCTGGGCAGAAGAAGCCGGGGGATTTGGTCAAGTGCCAATTCAACTCCGGCTCTACCTCTGTGCCTCTTTCGCTAGTTAGTCCTTGCAACGTGGTGAAGGTTGAGGCGCAGATTGGTGTTGAATTCCTTGTTGGCGCTAGTAGTAATACCTTCGCACCTGCTATATTTCGCGGAGGAACGCAGATAACATCAAACAGCTTCAATTTTACCAACACAGGGGTCAGCTACACCGTCTTTGGCTCCTTGGCCTCGCTATCAGCCTTCGATGTGCCCGGAGCCTCAGCGACTTACTCTATAAACTTCGGCGCTGGTAACTCTGGCGGTATGACAATCAACGGTGGTAATATGAACTTCTCGGAGCTCTTCATCTAATGCCCAGCACCAGCAAATCTCAAGCCAGGCTCATGGCAGCCGTTGCGCACAGCCCAGCCTTCGCGAAGAAAGCCGGGGTCCCGCAGTCAGTCGGGAAGGACTTCAACCGCGCTGATGCGAAGACCGGAATTCTCCGGAAGAAGAAGCGCCTCCAAGGCCCTGGAGGCGCTGGGGGAACAGGAGGGTCGGCAAGTGTCTGAGGAACAATTCAACAAACTTCTTGAAGTTCTCGCCCAGATCCAAACCAACACGCTGCGTGGCGCTCAGGAGATGCAATCAGTCAAGAAGATGATGCAGGATGTTGTCTTCTACATGAAAGAGGCCGAGAAGGAAGTCTCGGAGAAGATGCGGCGGTTTATTATGTACTGCCATGATGTTCATGACATCGTGAACATGCACGAAGAGCGTGGGCTTCCGGTTCCGCAACATATCCTGCGAGAAATGGAACGCTGCGACGACCGGTACCGCCAACTTCTCGAAGAGGCCCATACCGACGGCGGCGTGTTCGAGAAAGTCCGGCGGGAGATGGCCAAGGACCCAGACAATCGGTGGGATCACACGAGGCAATTAGGCAAGCCAAAGGAGAACTCCAATGAAGCAAGGTAGAGCTAGCTCCAACACCTCGGCTCCGAAGGTCGAACCTCGGCCCTATGCGATCAATCAGAACTTCCCCTCACAGCTCGGCTCAGCGATCGACCCGAAGGCGGCCGAGAAGTTCCATGACGGGCCGGGCTATGCTGCAGCGCACAATGGTCCGACCGATGGCATGGGCCAAGGGCCAGGGGCCAACAGGAAAGTAAAGAGCTGTGGTTCTCAAGGACAGTACTAAGGCAACTCTCAAAGGAGACAAGGATGAACTGGTTAGATTTGGCGGCAATGGTAGCGGTGTTGAATGGAACGGCCGGTGATCCGGCGTTGGCGCAGGTCCACGCTGCGGCGCGGCAGTCACTGATCGCTGCGGTGGCGGGCGTTGAGGAGGACGAAGAATGAAACAAGGTCGCTCATCCACAACCACAATGAACTACCAGGCGCCCAAAGGCCCAAGGAACATCGACGAGGCTCAGGCTCCCGGTCTGCAAGGCGATAACTGTGGGAAGCAAGGTTCGCAAGGCCCTTACTCTGAATCCAAACAGACCTCCGGCATGGTCGGCCTTGGGGGCGACTCCGTTCGGTGCTGTGGGACGCAAGGGAAGCACTAGGTGACCTCCCAAGTCGACATTGCCAATCAGGCGCTGAGCTTGATTGGCACCCGATCGCAGATTGCTTCGTTGGACGAACAGTCCAACGAAGCGCTGGCTGTGAACAAGTGGATCGACACCTGCCGTCGGCGGCTTCTTCGGATGGCCCCGTGGAACTCAGCGAAGAACTTCAACGTTTTGGCATTGATCGCCGCGGCGCCAGGGACGCCGGAGAACCCTTCTGGCGGCACGGTCACTTGGCAGAAAGGCCAGCCGCCACCGCCCTGGAGCTATGAGTACGCCTATCCGGCCGATTGTGTCCGACCAATCTACATCGTCCCACAGTTCAACACTGGCTTCGCGCCTGGGGTGCCGATCACCACCGCGGTCACCGGTGGCGCCCCGGCGTTTTGGACAGGGCCGCCGGTCAAGTTCGCCGTTGGGATCGATCAGGTCGTCAATGGTGTGCCGGCGGTTGGTGGTCCGGATGTGAAGGTCATTTGGACCAACCAAGAGTTCGCCATCCTTGGCTACCTTAAGGACGTCACCGATCCTAGCGTCATGGACGATTTGCTCCAGGGCGCTTGGTCAAGCTACCTGTCGTCCATGTTGGCGATTGACCTGACCGGCGACAAGGCCTTGGCCAATATGCGGATAAAGGACGCGAACGAGACTATCCAGATCGCCCGGGCGGCTGATGGTAACGAGGGCCTGACGATCAATGACATCACCCCGGACTGGCTTCGGACCCGCGGGGTGGACTTCTCGTGGGACTTTGCCGTGACTCCTGGTTGGGGGCTGGTTGATTTCGGCGGTTTGTTGCCGAGTTACGGGTGAGGAGAATGTATGATTGAACTAGGGAGGCTAAAATTTCTGACAACCTAGCCCAGACATCCTTCTCCGCCGGTGAGCTAGCGCCTAGCATGTATGCGAGGACCGACCTTGCGTCGTATCATCAAGGGCTCGTGACCTGCCGGAACTTCTTTGTGGACTATCGCTCCGGGATCTCCTCGCGATCAGGGACGAAGTTTGTCATCCAGTCCCTTAAGTCCTCTACTCCTGTCCGCTTGATCGGCTTCTCCGTCTCCGTCACCACCACCTATGTGATCGAGTTCGGCGACAAGTACTGCCGCTTTATCAACAACGGCGCTCCGGTCCTTGAAGCTCCGTTCTCCGTCTCCTCAATCACCCGCTCAACCGCTGCTCAGGCCGTGGTGCCCGGGAACAACTTCGCGGCAGGGGATTGGATCTTCCTCATTGGCACCAACGGGATGCCTCAGGCCAACGGCAGGTACCTCCAGGTCGGGTCCTCGTCTGGTGGGGTGGTGACGCTGCTGACAACGAACGGCGCTATTCCGCTCGATACTTCGGCCTTCGGAGCTTACACTGGTGGGGCGACTGCGTCCCGCGTCTACACAATTGCCTCGCCCTACGCCGCGGCGGATCTTGCGCTGATCAAGTTTGTAGAGAGCGTGAGTGTTCTCTACATCACCCATCCGAGCTATCCGCCGGAGACTCTGACCTTTGCAGGTCCGACGAACTGGTTCTTCACGCAGATTCAGTTCGGGACTACTATTGCGTCGCCGACGGGTCTTGCATTATCTTCTACACCAGTACCAGGAAGTTACACCGGTCCGCTTGCGAATTTCTCGTATGTAGTCACGGCGGTTGATTCTAACGGTCAGGAAAGCCTCGCCTCCACGCCTGCTTACATTGATAATGTAGTCCCAATCAGTGTAACCACTGGTACTATTACATTAACATGGGCGGCTGTGACTGGAGCAATTGGATATAATATCTATAAATCCAGTTGGAATTTTCAACCAACTACACAGGTACCAGCCGGAGTTGCTTATGGTTTTGTTGGTCTAACTAATGGAAATGCCGGGACTTCTTTTATCGACTCCAACATCTCCCCAGACTTCTCCACCACTCCACCCGTCACCAACAACATGCCCTTCGCCAATGGCAACAACCCCGGCTGCGTGGTGTTCTTCCAACAGCGCGCGTGGTACGCCTCTACCAATACCCAACAAGCCACCTTCTGGGGCTCTCAGCCCGGGGCGTTTAACAACTTCAACACCTCCGACCCGATCCAGGCCGACGATGAGATCACTGGGACGATCGTCTCGACCCAGCTAAACTCCATCCAATCGATGCTGCCGATGCCTGGAGGGCTGATTATGCTGACCGGTCGGGCTGCCTTCACCCTCAACACAGGCCAAGGCACCAACGCCACTCTAGCCGTGACTCCGTCCAACGCCACCATCGTTCCCCAGGCCTACAACGGAGCCAGCAGTGTTCCGCCAATCGTGGTCAATGAAGACATCCTCTATGTCCAGGCGAAGGGTTCTATCGTACGCGATCTTGCCTACAACATCTACGCGGCGATCTACACCGGAACCGATATCTCAATCAAATCTAACCACCTCTTCTATCGAAAGCAGATTCTCCAGTGGGCCTATTCCGAGGAGCCCTTCAAGATAGTCTGGGCGATCAGGAACGACGGTGTGGCGCTGTCACTGACCTTCATGAAGGAACAACAGATTTCCGGTTGGGCAAGGCACGACACGCAAGGCCTTTACCAATCCGTGACGGCTGTGCAGGAGGGCGCGGTAGACGCTACTTACTTCGTTGTTCAGAGGTTTGTGAACGGGAACTTCGTCCAGTTCATTGAGCGGCAGATGGAGAGGCAGTTCGACTATGGGATCGAAGACGCTTGGTGTATGGATTGTGGGATCCAATCGTCCCTGCCGACGCCGAACGCAACGATCACTATCTCCGGCGCCTCTGGAACGGTGACGGTCTTGGCAAGCGCCGCGGTCTTTAGCCTCGCCAGTGTCGGGCAGGTCCTCCGGGCTGACTTCGGCATCTTCCTCGTCACCGCCTTCGTCTCACCGACCCAGGTCACCGCGACGGTCTCCCAGACCCCGACCTTGGTCATTCCTGATATCTCCCCTTCGGTTCCGGTACCGGTCGCTGCCGGCTCTTGGTCGATTGCGAAGCCGGCGACTCAGTTCTGGGGCCTTGACTACCTGATCGGCCAGTCCGTTTCTATCCTCGCCGATGGTGGTGTGGTTGCTCCACAGGTGGTTGCGGCGGACGGCTCGATAACCCTTGCCTCCCCTGCGACCAAAGTGACCGCCGGGCTTGGCTTCCAATGCCAGGGCAAGACCATGCCGCTGGACCTCGGCGAGCCTAGCATCCAAGGCAAGCGCAAGAAGATCGGGGCACTGAACTTCAAGCTTGCGGATTCCCGAGGGTTGAAGGCTGGCCGGACCTTCTCCACCTTGGTCTCAATGAAGGACATGAACATCTCCGTGCCGATTGGGACCCCGATCCCGCTGATCTCTGGCGATACCCGCGTGGTTGTCGATCCGCTCTGGGACGTGCCTGGGCAGGTTTGCTTCCAGATCGATGACCCGGTTCCGGCCAGCATTCTTGGGATCATTCCCGAGTACGTCGTCGGAGACAAGTGATGGAGGTGACAATTGAACGCGTCAGCAGCTTCAACCTTCGAAACCTTCTTGGCCACGATTGTCCTTCTTCTGTTATTGATAGCCACGGCGATTGTGTTCGTCGTAGCAGTGTCATTTGGCTTGGTAGGGCGGACGGGGTTGAAGCTGTGGCGATTGGCCTTATCCCAGCCACGCTATTCTCCTCCGAACCGTACCTCTGGATGATCTCTACGAGGCTTTGCGTCCAGCACCCGCTGCGCTTCATGCGGTGGAGTCGGAAAGTTGTCGCCGAGATTCTTGAATTGTACCCGTCTGTTATTGGCCTCTGTCGGTGTGATAATGATCCTGGCCGCCGATGGCTGGAATGGCTTGGCGCTAAGTTTGATGGTAGCGGTAGTGGCGAGCATGTGGGATTTAGGATATCTCGATGGCAACAGCAGTAGCGGGCGCTAGTCTTGGCGCCACGGCTTTAGGTGGTATAACCAGCGCCGTCGGTAGCATCTTCGGCGGCCAGTCCAGCGCCGCTATGTACAACTACCAGGCTGGCATTGCGGCGATGAACGCCCAGATTGCTAAGCAAACCGCCGCTTACGATACCGCCGTTGGTGAGGTCCAGGCCCAACAGCAGGGGATGAAGACCCGTGCTCAGATTGGCCAGACTAGAGCTCAGCAGGGCGCCTCGGGACTTGATGTGAACTCTGGCTCTAACGTCCAAGTCCGAGCCTCCGAGGCCGAGATCGGCGCTGAGGACCAAGCCTTGATCCGTTCCAACGCTGCCTTCAACGCTTATAGCGCCGAGGTCCAGGCGGCCAACGACACTGCTCAGGGCCAGGTTGACACTATGGCGGCGAGTAATTCCCAAACGGCCGGGCTGATCGGTGGCTTCACGTCGATCCTTGGCGCCGCGGGGAGCTTTGGGAGTAAGTTCACGAAGTTCCAGGGCGAGGGGGTGATTTGATGGTTCAGGTGCCTTATCAGCCCGTCCCGGATGTCTCCCCGCAGCCTCGCTCACCGCCTCGGTTGGCCGTCAATGCCCCTCCTGCGGCCTTCGGGTCGACTATTGCTCAAGCCATCGAGCACCTTGGTTCAACCGAGGAGCAGGTTGGAGGAGAGCTTGCCACCCGTGCTGTAGCAATGCAGCAGCTTCGGAATGAGACCGAGGCCACTGATGCACTGAGCACCCTAGAGCGGCAGAGCGGGGATCTCCGTGTCAAGTACCTCGACTCCCGTGGAAAGAACGCGGTCGACGGCTACGCAGGCTTCCGTGACTCCAACGACCAACTTCGCCAGCAAATCCGCGATGGGATGTCCAATCCTGCTGCGGCGAAGATGTTCGACCACACTGCCCTTTCCGTCACTAATCGCGCTATCATCGCTGGCGCCGATCACGCTGCTAGCCAGAACCGCCAAGCCGCAGCCACTTCCGCCACGACAGCTATCGAAGCCGCGCAAGACTCCGCGGCCTATGCTGCCGACGACAATGAGTTCGCCGGCCACCTCCGAACAATCCAAGGTCGGACCCAGCAGTTCGGGGACCTTGCCGGCATGGACGCGGACTCCATTGCTCAGCTGACCTTCAAGAACCAATCCAAGGCCATTGCAAATCGGATCGACAATACCGCTCGCACCGACCCAGTCGCGGCAAGGAAGATGCTCGACGAGTCGATTGAATCCGGCAAGCTTCATGGTCAAGATCGTGATCGAGTTGAGTCATTCGTTCACTCACATCTGATGTCCACCGGCGCTCGGTCATTCGTTGACAAGAACCAGAAGAACTTCGATGACCCCGAGACCTTTCTAGCCCGTCGAGGACTGAGCGCTGATGTGCGCTCTCGGGGCGTAGATCAGCAGTTCGGCCAGAACATGGTTGCGGCCATCACGGCCTACGAGCGATCCACAGGGCAAACGGCCAAAATCGACTCCCTCGTCCGCACCTATGAAGAACAGGCCGAGATCCGGGCGCGCCATGAGGCAATGCCTGGCGGAGTGTTCGCTCATCCTGCCGCACAGCCTGGAACTTCTCGGCACGAGTTTGGGCAAGCCGCTGATGTGGATAGTGGGTTCGCCAATTGGCTGAAGCAATCGGACGCCCAGGGCCAGACCACGGCCGCCAAGTACGGCCTGGAGTTCCTCTCTGGCGGTGTTGGGCAGCGGGACCCAAACCACGTTCAGCTCTCTGGCGGTGCTCCGCTTCGGCGGGTTCGGGCCTACGATATCCCCGAGAAAGACTACGTCGAAGGCGCGGTTGGCCAGATGCGATCGGCGCTGCCCAATGCCCCACCGGAGATGGAAGAGCGGGTGCGGCAGGAGGCGACACAGCTCTACAATCGCAATTTCCAATACGATCGCCAACAAGACCAAGCCAACGTCAGCACTATCTTGGAGACATTGAACGGCCAGAACGCACCGACGACTGTGGGGGATTTGCTCAAGGTTCCTGGGGCCGCTGGTGCTTGGAACCAACTTCCCGCCAAGATGCAGGAGCAGTTGACTCGCCAGATCACAAAAAACCCCATCACCGATATCAACGAACGCTTCCGCCTTGCTGGAGAGTCGACGCACGATGAAGGGATTCCAAAGTTTCTCGAGGAAGACATTGTCGGCAATCCCAAGCTTTCCCTTGCTGACAAGAAACACTTCGGAGACTTACAGAACCGCCTGCGCCAGAAGTCCATTGCCGATCCTTCGGTGACGCTGTTCTTCAACCAAGTCAAACACCAAATTCCCGACGATGTCCTCCAGGACAAAGATTCCGTTAATAAATTCCGCGGGGCTTTACAAGAACAACTGAAGCTCTACGAAGGCGTCTACAAGACTCTTCCGAAGGGCCAAGATCTTCAGGACATGGCCTCTAGGTTAGTCGGAGAGCTTTCTTTGCCTTATGGAGAAGACCTCAAGAAGGCAACTCCATACACAGGCGAGTGGGTGTTCGGCCACAAAGGTAGATTGTTCGACGTTGGTCCTCCTAGTGAGGAATACAGCGACATCGAGCAACGTGTCATGAAACGCTCCGGGATCAAACCCACGCCAGAACAGGTTCAGCAGATCTTCACCGGTGAGTTGTACCAAAAGCTCTACGGAAAGCCAAAGTGATGGCGGAAGACTTCGACGTAATCGACTCAGTGATGGGCCAGTACAAGACCGCCGGGCAGGCGTTGGTCGGTGAGGGTTCTGCTGACGATGCCGCTAGGGCTTTCCAGGTCTCTTCCGCCACTGGCCTATCGCCGGAAACTGCGGCGGCCAATCCTGATGAGATAGAGAAAGCCCATAAGCAGTACCTTGGCCAACAGATCCTCAATCAGAACCCCGCGCTGACCGGCTTCGTCAACGCTCATCCCCTCCACGGCCAGTTGATCAACGACGATGTCGGCAACCTCGACACCTTCACCAAGGCCATGGAGCGGCTCAACGGCAAGCACGCGGCTGAGGCAGGGTTTAGGGGCTTCAAAGAGGGCTTCGGCGCAGGGTTTGGGCAGCCCACAACCCAGTTCATCGAAGAGAAGATGCCTCAGGCCGGTCATCTTGCCCGTGCCGCTGCATTGACCTTAGGTGTCCCCTTCGAGACCATGGCCCGTGCCTTCTCCGGAGGCGTTGGGTTTGTGAAGCAGTTCACAAACCAATACGCCAAGGACATGGGCCTGAGCGAACAAGCCTCGGAGAAGTTCTCGAACGATCTTGCGGGGTTGGTCGAATACGAACTTATGAAGCCTGAGGCACCAAGAGTTCCCCACGAGGCTTCCCCCGCCCCACCTGCCTCTGGGGAAGTCAGTCCGCCGGCCGAAGGTAGTCCCCCAGGAGACTTCGGCCGGCGGCTGGTTCAAGAACTCGGGCCTTATCTGGAAGCAGGCCAGCGCCCACCGCCCGGCGCCAATCCTCTGACCGACCTTCTCTATGAGCATCAGGCTGAGCAGAACAAAGCGCTGTTGAAGGAGACCTTTGACGCAGGGGAGAAGTCGGTTCTCAAGCAACGCAGCCCGGACAAGTTCTCGGAGCTAATGGACCACGTGGTGCCTCAGACGGCTAGGATCCCCACCGAAGTCTTGGCAAAGAACCCTGACGTGGCGGAGGCCCTTGGAGTCTCGCCGGAGCGCCTCCAAGACCCGGGAAGTGTCGGCGTTCAGGTCAAGGACCTTCTTCGGCTCGAGAAGGACCAGCACAAGGCGATCGAAGACGATGTGGCGATTGGAGATGATCTATCGACGAACGAAGTCAAGGAGCTGAAGGAAGCCACGCCTCAACCAGTCCAGCCAGTTGATCCAGTCCTCGACACCATCCGCCAGGCCTCGAGCTTGGAGCCACCGGAAAGAGTAGTTGGCGCCGCGATAAGATACCAAGGGGAGGTGCATGAAGGCGCGACTCACCCGACTATTGTTGACGATCTAGAGCGTCGGCTCGGTAGTGAGGTTGGATATATTCCAGAAGAGGATCAAGGGTTTGTTACTTCGAAAGGCAGGTATGTAAACAGGCAAGAAGCCGCTAAAATCGCCGAAGATGCGGGGCAATACACGAGGCCCAAGGAATATCGCAACGCTGATTTAGACTCCAAGGACTTGATTGGACAGCCTTCGTTCGAAGAGCCTTTGATCCGCCGTGAAGATGAGCCACCTAGGCCCCTCGGTGCTGGTGTGCCATTGGCCAGGTCTGCAATTGGCCGAACCGGACGGGAGATGACAAAGTACGAGCAGCTGATAGCCCAGCGCGACGCCGAAGATGTAGAGTGGCGGCTGAAGCGTGCTGAGGCCCAGGCACACCGCGAGAACACCACCGACTGGAAGGCCGAGGCGGAGCGGATCCGCTTGGAGGTCGAAGATGAGGTCCGTTCACGGCCTGACATCGCCGCGTTTAAGTTCTTCGACGACGGTCAGTACATGGGACAGAAGCTTGGTCGCCGGCCAAAGCTAGCTCGCGATCGCCTCACCGATGAGCAGATCGACCAGCTTCCCGATCGGTTCGTCTCCGACCGTGGTATGGACCCGGACGATGTGGCGAATCTCTGGGGCTTTGCGGACGGCGAAGATCTGATCCGAACCCTTGCGGCAACAGAGCGAGAGGCCGCCGGGTTCCGCGGGGACATCGTCAAGCGGCTGACCGACGCCGAGGTCTTCCGCCGGGTCAATGAGAAGCTCGGGGAGTCGGCAGAGGAACGGCTGGCGGAGGCCAAAGACCACGCGCTTTCGATCACACAGATGGAGATGCTTCACGAGCAGATGGTGCAGCTAGCTTCTCGTGTTGGCGCAGAAGTTCCGCTGACCAAGCAGGCCGTGGACTTCGGGGCCGCGAAGCTCCTCGACGAGGAAGTCTTCGGCGCAATGAAGTCGGACCGGTACTTGCGGGAGGCGGGGAAGGCTGGGCGGCGGTTGGAGAAGGCCTTGCTTGCTGATGATCCTCTGGTGGCTTTCCAGAACGCTCAGGCCCAATACATCTCAGCGCAGATAGCCAAGGATGCGCGGAAGATCGAACGACAAGCCAAGCTCTTCGACCGGCAAGCCAATCGCTTCCGGGATCGGGAAGTCTCAGGCTTCAACACTGAGGAAACTGCTCCGTACAAGCGCTGGGTTCAGGACATCCTCATGCGGCTTGGACGGACAGTGGCGCGGACTGAGGGGGATTTGGCGGCGGAGATCCAGGCATCGGCTGACACGAGCCTTGGGGCTTTCATCGACTCCAAGAAAACCGAGGGACGGGAATTCTCCATTCCTGAGTTCCTTCTTGACCCGAGCTTCAAGAAGCCAATCGAGGAGCTGTCGGTCCGCGAGGCTCGGCAGGCAATGGGCGCTGTGAACTCCCTGATCAAGAACGGCCGCGACGAGGGTAAGATCATATCCGCTGGTCAGTCACTAGATAAGGCCGAGGCGCTAGACAAGGCCAAGGCGCAGATCATAAAGTCCCGGGAGATCACAGGGCCTGCGGAGGATTTGAATTACCAGAAAGGCCCTTGGACCGAGCTCAAGAAGTTCGGGCGGAGCTACCTTGCCGTGACTCTGAGTGTGGACAACATCCTAAACCGCATGGATCACTTCGATCCCTTTGGCTTTTTTAATCAATACGTCGGGCGGCCACTGTTTGAGGCAGGAAACTACGCAGCCAAGCTCGACCGGGACACGGCCAAGGCCTACGGTCAGTTGCCAGGGCAGTTGTCGCCGGAAGATCTGAACGCCTCGGTGCCGAACAACCTGTTCCGGCGGCCAGATCCGGAGTTCAACTTCGAAGGACAGCCCTTCGTTGCAATGACAAAGAGGAACTTCCGCGCAGTGTTGCTCAACGTCGGTAACGCCAGCAACCGCCAGAAGCTAGCTGATGGCTTCAAGCTCGAGCCTGCGCAGGTCATGCAGTGGGTCCATCAGATCGCGACCAAGGCCGATTGGGATTGGGCCCAGGCACATGGGGATTTGTTCGGTGGGTTGTGGAAGCAGGCGCAGAACATGTATCGGCGGTTGAGCGGAGAGGCGCCGGAGTCCCTCGAACTCACCCCGATCCAGACCCCATTCGGCACCTATCCTGGCTGGTATCATCCGTTGATCGAAGACAAGCTCTACGTCAAACCCACAGAGCGAAGGCCACAGGACGAGGACCTTTTCACCAAAGGTTACACCCGTGCCTCGACGCCAGCTGGCTATTCCAAGTCGCGAACAGGAGTCGAATATCCGTTGAGCTTGGAGCTGGATGAAGTCCCTGGGCGTTTCTATCACGAGATCCATGACATCGCTTTCCGCGAGGCCGTGATCAACGCCAGCAAGATCATCTACGAGCCGAAGTTCCGTAATCAGATGCGGGCAAGCTATGGGAAGGAGTTCGAGGGCCTGTTCATCCCTTGGCTTCAGGACATCGCGAACTCTGCCAACGTCACGACGGTTAACCAGGAGGCCTTCGCGCGTTGGGCCGAGTTCACGCGACAGAACACTATCGGCATGTTGGTTGGATTTAACCCAAGGACTATTGAAAAGCACACTCTCACTGCTGGCCTTAGATCTGCTGAAGAGGTGGGGTTTGGTTATTTCAAAGACGCCTTCCATAGCGTCTGGACGACCGATCCAGCTTCCGCCAAGAAGCAATGGAACTGGGCGATGGACACTTTTGAAGAACTCCAGCGGCGGCACCAGAATTGGATGGAGACGATTAGCGGCGCTCAGCAGTCGGCCCTAATCGGACAAGATTGGCGACGACAGCTGTTGAGCCTGCAGACCAAACCAATTGCCTATCTCGACTTGGCTTCCGCGGTGCCGACGGCCATTGCGGCCTTCACTAAGGCTACTGAGGAAGGTCGGTCTCCAGCCGATGCCATCTACGCAGGCAACCGGGCAGTCGCTAGGGCACACGGATCGACTGCGATCACCTATCGGCCGGAGATCATGCGGCGAGGGTTTGCTGGCATAGGTGGTCCTTGGATTGCATCGCTGTACAGCTTCATGAATCGTATCGCAAACCGTCAGTACGAGCTGGCGGTCAAGGCGAAGGAGACAGCGGGGCTGGCTTCGAAGGGCGAGACAGCTGAGGCCTTGAAGAACGTCCCTGAGCTAGCCTTGGGCCTGACTGTTTCGGTTCTCGCTGTTGCAGTTTTCGAAGAGTTGGTGACGCCTTCGAGCGGCGAAAAGGAGTCCTTTGAGAAGCAGGTCGCGAAGGGAGGCTTGAAGTCCTTGGCCGCTCCGTGGCCGCTTGTTCGGGATGTAGCCAACGCCATTGCCGCTGGAAAGGACCCGAGCTTTGGCCTGGCCAACACAGAAGCCAAACCCCTAACAGACCTGATCCGTGACGCGGCGTCAGGTCGCTACGGCCTGAACAAGCAACACGCAGGCAAGACTGTCAAACATGCTATCACAGCCATTGGCATTGGGACCGGTCTTGCGGGCGAGTTCGGCAACGTCGCAGAGTTCTTGACGGATTTGCATTCAGGAAAAGCCCGGCCCAGGTCTTTGAAAGACTGGTATCGAGGACTGACTAAGGGAGAAATGAGCCCAAGGGACAACCGCCCGGACCTCGTAGAGCGGGGGCTTCGGGTCATAGAAGGAGGACGGTAATGTTTGAAATGTTCAAGCCGATTGCAGGCTACGCGGCAACGGCAGGGCTGTCGTGGGTGGCCGGCAGGTACCACTTGTCCGGCGATCAGATGACGGCCATTGCTGCGGATCTTGGCACTGCGGCCACTATGGTGGCTGGGGTGGCGATGCATATGAAGGCGCTCAATGCACCGACGGGAGGGAAAGATGCGTAACCTACTCGTTGCCCTTGGCCTTTCGGTGTTGGTTAGTCCTAGCTTTGGCGCAGACCTTCCCAAAGCCTCGACCTACGTCCCTTGCACCACCACTGCCTGCTCCGGCTTCTACGGTGGCTTCAACGTCGCCGGGGTTGGCAGTGGACTCAATGTGGCCGGAGGTGGCATTTTCGCCAATGGCGGCGGCCTCGGCCTCAACGCCGGCTACCAGTACTGGGATTCCAAGGTGTACTTCGGAGCAGAGGTCTTCGGGGATTACATGTTCCAGAATGCAGGAGTGGCCAATGCCCTCCCTGCCGCCATCAACCCAGGCTACATGTTCGGGGAGTTCGTGGATCTTGGGATGCCCCTCAGTGGCATCTTCGGCACCACGCCGACCATCCCGGGCACACTCCCGGCGAGCCTTCTCGCCTCGACACTATCACCATACATCAAGCTCGGCGCGATCGAGAGGCCATGGGGATCGGCATGGGCGACAGGAGCGGGCATTGCCTTCGACGTCAGCGCCAGGTGGTTTGGGAAATTGGATTACATCCATGCTGTCTACGGGGCGAACACCCTAGCGGATGGATCGACCACTCAGAAGACTGACGATATCATAAAGCTCTCGTTGAACTACAAGTTCTGACGACTTGGGGAGGACTTCGGGAGGACTTCGGCCCTCCCTTTTCTCCGTTGAAAGATCTGGAAATGAATCCGGAAGCGTGGGTTGCATTGGGAATAGGTATCACCACAGTCGTCGGTGCGGTTGTCTGGGCTGTGGTGATGTTGTCTGTTAAGCTGGGGCAGGTGCTAACGTCATTCCAACTCATCGGCGAGCAACAAACAAGAGAACTCACAGCGCTTAAGACAGTCTCGGAAAAGATCGACCAGCGCGTTGAGAGCCTTGAGATCCGAATGGAGTCCCTTGCCGTTGATCGAGAGCGGGCTACAGGATTGGACCGTAGGGTCGGCAAGCTTGAGCAGTGGTATGATGAACTCCGCCGAGGGATTGGCATTATCCATCAACCTTCCTAACCCACCTCTGTACACCTTTGCCGTTGGAGAACTCGATCATCTTCGAGTCGACCATCAACTCCACGACCCTGCGAACGGCGTGGCCGGGGAATTTTCCCGCCATCCTCCGCATGAAGGTGTGTTCCATTACCCCTTTGGACCCGATCGAGTCGGCTACCTCAAGCATGAGCTTTGAGTCGACTGACACTGCTTGCTCGAACACCATGGGCATTGCCCGTTCCGCAGATTCCAACCAAGTCTTAGCCCGGTTGAAGTCTTGCAGATCCATACCGAGGGAATCTCCGCGGTCGGCGCTGGAGACCATGGCCAGCTTGAGCAAGTGGATTTCTCTTCTGGCGCAGTAGCTTTTGAGCCTTTGGTGATCAGGAGCAGGTTTGTGTCCCTCTCGTCGCCAGCTATTAAAGGCAGCGCGAAAATCATCATCAGCGCTAAACTGGCCGTGAAGGCCGAAGATTGCTTTAAGATCATGTTCTAGTTCCTTTGGAATTGGTTTGGGCTTTTCCTCGAAGAAATCATCCTTCATTGCCCGAGCGGCCGAGTAGACCATTATCGTCCGCGACATGAACCCCTGCTCCCACGCACCTTCGGGAAGGGTCTTTATCAGGTGCGAGTCGGTCGTGCCGGTCAGCATTGATAACTGCGGTGAGTCGATGCTCGCGTTCTCCTTGATCCCCCGCCGAGCTTGCATAAACGGGTCGCAGTCGTAGAAGATCGTCATCTTCGCAACGAGTTCGTTGTTGTAGTCGTGCATGGTCGATTGGAGATCGCTGACCATTGCGAAGAGGGAATTGAAGTACACGGCTGGCCGGTTGTCGAGGATACTTGCATCGATGGTCCTTGTGGCGTTGACCATGGCGTCGACCAACGACGCCCCGGTCATATCGTCGGGGCTGATGTGGAAGCCTTTGAGTTCCTTGGCCAAGGCCCGAAGCGGCCGGATCGTCCGGCTCTTTCCGACCCCAGGGCCGCCGATTAACATCACGAATAGGTTTGGGTAGACGATCCCCGAGTTGAAGAAGAAGGCCTTCTGCTCCAGGACCGCTGAAACCATGGCGATCGCGCCCCATTGCCGGAAGATCTCCGGGGTCTCAAGTTCCGCTCCCCACTTTACGAATGATTCGATCCAGGAAATGCACTGCCGCTGGGCGCTGCCGTTTGTCTTTTCCGCGGTATTTCTTGAGCCCATGGAGATTTTGTTCTTTCCTACATTCTTTGCATTCAGGCCGTGTTCGATCGCCGCAGCAATATTCGGCGAAGTTCCATCCGGTTTTTATATCGTAGGGAATGACCAACTGCCGATCGCTAATCTCGACCGGGTAACGCAAAGCCGCAACGATCTTTGGCAAGATCTCATCCTCCTGCTTCTCTGGATACTGCACTACCCAGGCGTCATGGACTTGCATTAAGATCTGGCAGAGCTTCGCCTTCCAAAGCTGAAGTCCTCCTCGATTGACGATATCAGCAAGGCTTCCCTGTGGATCATAAGCGATTGCCGCGCGGAGAGTTTCGGGGTCGTTCCGGCGGCCCCAGAACTGGCGTCTTCGGCCGAGGAGGGAGGTGAGAGTGCCGGAGGATTCGAGTCGGGTTTGGACATTGGCGTGCCATTTCAAATGCGCGGGGAAGGCGCGGAAGTAGATGGGCTGGAATTCTTCGATCAGCTCCACATCGACCTTGGCTTGTTCAGCAAGCGTCCGTGGCTGACCAGCGTAGTTAGTTCCATGTCCAATTTTCTTACACATAAACCGTCTTGAATAGTGCCGATAATACGGTTGTTCGGCGAGATCCATATCTCGATCAATGTCCCCTGTCCAAGGCAATCGGGGCCAGACGAGCTTAGCCACCGTTGTATGAAGGTCACCGCTCTCGCATGCATCCAAATAACGACCATCACCGAACAGTGCATACTCAATCCCTCCGACAACTCTGCTTTCGCCTTGTTCGGCATCGATGTAGGCCATCTTCATTCCTGGATCGGCGACGAAGATGGAACGGAGGAGGTCTTCAATATTTTGAAGATTACCCCCGGTGCCAAATTCTGACAGTGAAGAAGAAAGGCGACCAGTGTTCGTGCCTCCGATATTGTACGAGGTTCTGATACGCCCGTCGGAGTCAATGTCAGTTTTAAGAACGCTGATTTTCTTTCCGATGTCTCGCATGGCTGTAAGGTGATTGATAATTGGTCTAGCCACAAGATATGATTCCAACTTCTCAAGAGCTCCCCGATTGACTGTGACATTTCCTCGATATCGCACGGGTGGAATTCCAAGACGATCATAGAACAGCTCCGCTAGTTGCTTTGGGCTTTGCCAGTTGAATCCGTGCATCCCGACACCTTCTCGGACGATCCGTTCGAGCTGGGATTCGAGGCGATCGAGTCGTTCGAAGTAGAGGTCGAAGACTTCGGCTTTGCGTTCTTGGTCAACAAGGACTCCACGCAGCCGCATTTCAAGCACAGGACCTTGGAGTTCTTTGGAGAAAGAATAGGTGGCCCGCGTAGTAGCGTCCAGTTGTGGCCGCAAGACATCGAAAACCTCCATTGTCACGCAGCAATCAAGACCGTTGTAAATTTGATCCCTTTCCCACGCCTTCAACCTTTCTGGGGCCATCTTCGCTGTGTTGATAATCCTGGCCATGCTTTGCTATCCAGATTTGAATGGACCGTTTGATGCTTGGCCCTCGGCGACCGAAGAACTCTCCGATCTGCGACCAAGTCATACCTTGTTGGTGCATCCGGAACATGTGTTCGTGGAGGCGATCGCGAGCTTCGAGCTTGCTCATTGAATAACCTGCGAGCTGATAAAAGACAACACGAGGAAGCCCACGATGGCCAAGGGCGGGTTGTACTGAGAGACCCAGAATATGTCGACAAGGCCTAGGCCAGTGAGGACGAGGAGTTTGGGGAGGTCGGCTAAGAAGTTTTGCATTTGTCAGTCATCCTTCTTGATGGTTGTCTTCTTCTGCCGCATGTCTTTCCAATTCACTTCATTCGCATAGACCGATCCCAGAAACGCTAAGGCCTTCGGACTTTCCGGCTGGAGTGAGTAGTGGAGCAGCATTGTGTCCTCGGCCGCACCGGCGACCCTGATCCCGTAGCCGCGGTAGAGGAAGGCGCTGTCGTAGAGGCCGTTCTGGAAGAGCTTCGGCGGATGCGGATTTTCAAGAATTCCTTTAACAAGTCCCCAGACTTGACGGTCAAGTGACTCAGTAGGCCAGTAATTTCCTCCGAGTCGGCCTGGGTGAGTGAATGGAATAACGAGTGCCGTTCGTGGGGAAGGAGCGAATCCAATGCACGTAACACGTCTTCCGCTCGTTTCAATATCGACAGATAAGAGCGAAGCCGGGGCGACATGTTGTGCAAGAAAGTCATGGATGTCTTTCAGGTCGGGCTCAATCCAGATCTCTCGGAAGGGCCGGCGGATGTCGGGGAAGGCGGATTCGCGGTGGGCTTTGGCGAGGTCTACAACGGTAACTGGACGCAGGTCCCATTGTCGAAGAACTGCAGCAGGATGATAGGTCGGGAGGACCTTGAATCCACTTGCACAATGAGTTGATAGCTGGGTGGTTCCTCGAAGTCTTGATATCGAAGTCGTACCAAGTAGCGCCCAGCAAGCTGTATTGCCCAATGCAATGATGATATTAGGGTCAAGATCCACCAGTTCATCGCTAAGCCTTTCGAGTTCTGGGGCGAAGTCCTTTCGAACGTAGTCCCCGCGGTAGTTGGACATGCCCTTTTCCAGTCCGTGGAGGAGTTTGGGCCAGCCCTCCAGGCGCTCTTCCTTCGGCCCGCAGAAGAAGCTCCGGTCGTTGCCTGGCGGATGGAGGTTGAAGACGTTGGTCAGGAAGCAATCGGTCCGGTGGATTCCGGCTTCCGCGAGCATACGGGTGAGTTCCTGGCCGCTCCAACCAATAAATGGCGAGCGGGCTTTGGCCTCGGCTTCGCCCCAAGCTTCGCCGATGATTGCGATTTGGGCCATGGTTACTTACTCACCTCTCGTTCAATTACCTTCTTGTAGTCCCAAACGACCTCGATCCAATCATAAGGTGGGCGGCTAAATGACATGGCTTCCTCCAAAAAGACGGAGGGAGATTGCTCTCCCTCCAGGTTGCTTACTCGTTGTAAGGTGAAGTCCTGCTCAGCCGCGTGAAGATCCGGTTGCTACCGTCATTGGCGCTCTCTTGCCGGATTGTAGCCACGACCGTTTGGCCTGGTGCATCGTCCAGCATCTCGCGTAAGGTTCGGCCTTCAGCTTCAATTCCGCAGTGTTCCAGGAACTCCCTGAGTCGGTAGGGTACAGTCAGGTAGAAGTCGGCGCGGATGGATTTGTCGCCAAAACCTCCGGCCTCTTCCAGATCTTCCTGATCCACGTCTATGGCCTCGGTTGGCTTTAGCTCAAACCGCACGTACGGCGTCTTCTTCTGGCTGCTTTCTCCGGTCTCGTGGCGGCCGTTGACCACACAGACATAGCTGCCGGCAGGGAGGTTCTTGGGCGGTTCGATGGTGGAGGCTTGAGCATCAAGGATTGAGGAAAAGTTGGGTGTGTTCATGAAGGTTTGCTCACTTGCGTAGGAGTTCAAAGATCTTCGCCAGTCCATCTTCCAAGTCGAACTCCTTCGGCATGTCAAACGGGCGGGCGTTGGCGAGGTCGAACATCGCGGTAGAGTGCGATTCTATCTTGTGTTTGCCTCCTTTGATCACAAAGCGGAAGTAGTTGTTGAAATAGGCCGGAACCTTTGGGCTTAGTTTTTTACCGACCGACACCGGATAGCCCTTCCGCGTTCCATCCGGGTTGTCTTGGTAATCGACATGGGAGATCACGATGACGTTAGAGCCGAAAGAGCGCCCAGTCAGCATAGCCAAGGTGTTCTCAACGGCGTCCTGCGCGTCCTTGTAGACAGCTCGGCGATCATACTCTCCGCCGGATTTGCTCCGCGGCGCCATGGCTTCACGATAGGCAAAGGCGGCGTCAGAGAAGAAGGTCAGAGAGTCGAGGACTAGAATGCATTCCGGTCCCCACTTAGATGGAACGCCGAGGTCAATCTTGTGCTCGCCTTCTATGTACTTCCAATCGTCGAGCATCTTTATGCCGTTGATAAAGGCCGTTGGTGTGCCGTCGATGATCGGGCCTGCTTGCGTCATCTTCCACTTATCGCGGAGTGTGCGAGACTCAACGTTATCAATTAGCTTTGGGCAGGTTCGACGAACTGCTTGGGACAGGATGTCGAGCCCGTTGTCATAGTCGAGGATCCGGAGCTTGTATCCGGCGGTCACAAGGGAGGCTAGGGCACCGGTCTTGCCCGATTTGGCTTCGCCGATCAAGAGAATTTTCGTGAACTCACGACTTTGGTGGTTGGACAGGCTAGGCATTTTTCCTCCTAAAGTCTTGGCAGCGAAATCTAGAGTCAGTACTTTCGCCGTAGTTCAACGACGCTGCGTTGCGACACTTGCCATCGTACTCGGAGATCCGTTCCCATGGACCTTGGCAGGTTTCGCAACAGTTTGGCGGCCAGCGCTGCCATGAGGGGATTATCTGGTCCGAAGTGGATTCCATGGCTCTTCCTTTCTGAACTCTGCTTGCAAAAACCTCTCCCTGACCATTGGCGATTTGCTGCAAATCTGGCGGAACTCACACCCGCCGAACTTGTCGCAAGAGGTGTCGTTTATTGGCCAGTAGCCTTCCACTGCACAAGCTTCGGCGGCCCTAAGCCAGCGCTGTGTGTCGGCCAGCCAATCGTCGAGTTGGTCAGGAGTGCGAAAAGTAAAACTCCGCACGAAACGAGAAAAGCCAACAGCAACCTGAATGCCATCGATGATCACTCCGCGGATTGGGGATTTGAGCAGGACCTGCCCGGCAAGGGTGTAGAGGGACATTTGGTTGTCGGTGTCGAACTTCTCAAAGAAGTACGTGCCGAGGGTGGAGGAGGCGGACTTCCGGTCCATGACGAACAGGTCGCCGTTGTACGACACAACGCGGTCGAGGTGACCGCAGAGGGAGTAGGGCCGCGCGTTTCGCAAGGTCTCGCCTAACCTTGGGCCGAAGTCAAGCTCGAACCGGAAGCTCAACTCCACCGCTGGCTTCCCGTTTGCCAGCACTACCGTCTCCGCGGGATCGGGGTGGTAATGGTCAAGGTACCAAACAACCGCGCGGAGGAGATTGGCCTTAGTTTTGAGTTCTTCGCTCTTCGTCTTGGGCTCTGGATTCCAGTCTTCGATCCGCGCAAGCAAAGCTCGTACAACGTCATGCACTGCGTCGTCATGTCTGACTCCTGCGGTTCGTGAACGGTCGTAGTCTTCGAGGGCTGAGTGGAGTTCGGCGCCCCAGCGCAGATGTATGCCGGTGTTGCGGGTCCAGCCGAGGAGGATTTTGTATTGGTATTTGCGAGGGCAGGTCTTAAAGAGGCCTAAGCACGTCGAATCCCAGGAATGCTGGATGTTTGTGCCCTCAATGAAAGGAGACGGCGCTTCAGGTACCGAATTCGGCGCTGCTCCAAGCGGATTATCCTCGAGGGGCGGTAGGTTGGCTCGGTCTTCGTGTGGGCTTCGTGGTACCAGTTCGAGTTCCATAGGTGTCTAAGCTCCGAACTTGCGTTCCTGCGGGCCTGGCGGTAGGAAGAGGCGGGTCTCATAGGTCGTCCTCCTCTGGAGGCTGTGGTTTGTAGATTGAGGCGTAGATCGCCATGATGAAGAAGGCGGCGAGTATGGGCCAGATCATTGCAACGGTTCCGCTTCTAGAGAGTCTAGCATATCAACCACAATCTCATTTAATGGCATGATACTACCTGTCTGTCGGTATTGAAGGTCTATAGTCTTGACTGCGGCCAACAACAGGATTATTGCATCTCCTGTGTTGCCTTCGAGACTCTGCACCAACTTCAAGATCGCACAAACCTTGCTTTGATCAATATAGTCACCGTATTTCATTAGTCACGTCTTTCTACTGACTCGTTGGACCGGCCAATGTTCAGGATTTTCGTCAGGTCCACATCCGCTCCCTCTTTCTTCGGCTTGGCGCCGAAGTCGAAGGACTTCTTAGTCTTGCGAAGGTAGGCGATAACGACGTCGATATCGGCCGGGGACATTTCCTCCGCGGCGCGGTTTAGGGCTTCAAGGACTGGGTCGCTCATGATTCCTCCAAAGGTTTGTAAGCTCCATCGAGCCTGACTTCCGGCAGGTTTCCCTTCCGCACAATCCAAACCTCCTGCCCTTTGATTTGGATCGCGAACTTCCACCGCTCTGGGTCGTCGCTGCGGGCGGATTCGAGCAGGGCCACGAGGTCCTGTGGGGTTTCCCCTTCGTCGTACCGTGCCTTGACGACAAGACCGACGGCTTGGGCCGCAGCGAGGGGCCAGAGGTCAGCTAGGTCCATGGGGCAGGTTTTCCTCCTCCTCTCCGATCTCCTCCCAGCCGTCGCTGAGCATGTCGGAGGTGACTTTCTCCAAGTGCAAATACCACCCGCCATTCCCGACGTATATGCGCACACGGATCTGCATGTAGATGCTGGACCCGTGCATAGGATCTTCGGGCGGGTGGAGTTTTCGGTTCACCACCTTATCTGCTGTGCGCGCATTATTCATCCGCGCTTGGAGTTTATAGGCTTCATCGTAACTCGGAAACAATTTACGAATACCGTGGTCGGACCCTAGTGCTAGGTCAAACAGGCCGAAGCAGTCGGCGTAGGCCGCTGGGTCATAGGAGGCGGGCATTCAGACCTTTCCTTCTGCGTGCTGTCGGGCCTGGTCCTCGGCTTCGAGGCGTGCGATTACCTCATTTCCAAGCCGATCACTCTCGGCCTTTCGCTCCGCCCAGCCGTTGTCTGGTTGGCCAGCGGTTGGTGACTCTTCTGGCAAAGGCTGGACCTGGGCGAGGATTTTTCCAAGGGCTTCAGCTTGCGCGCGAAGTTTTCTATCAAGTTCGCTCAACATTTTGGCTTCGCTAGCAAGATGAAGCTTTATATGACCTAGATCAGTGTCAAGCCGGCGTTGGCCAGCGGTTGGTTGCTGCTCTGGCACAGCAAGCAAAGGATGGACCTGGACGAGAATCTTGCCGATGGCTTCGGTCTGCACGTGCATGGCTTTGTGGGTTATTTCGAATCCTCCAAGCATTGAATCGTGATTTTGGCGTTGCTTGGCTATTACATAGTCCAACTGGTTTTCCAAGGCGTCGAGCCCTAGAAGTCTTCTCAAGAAGTTCTTCATTTCTTCCTCCTTATGTTGTAGGTCGGATCGTTGCGCCAATCAGGCAATGTCCCGCGAGTCGACATAGAACAAGTTCTCCTTTGCTCTTGTTTCCACAACGTATTTCAGGTTCAGCTCCTGCTCTGACTTCCCGATCAGCCACGGGTCGAGGAAGTAGACCGTGTCCCACTCCAGCCCTTTAGCCTTGTGGCCAGTCGTGAGAAGAACCCTGCCGTCTTGTCGAAGAACGTGCTCAGCGTAAGAAATGGCATCGCGGAGGGTGTCACCGAGATTGGCGAAGATTCGCATGCAGGCTGCCAAGTCGGAAGCTGATCCAGAATCGCCCTTCCGACTTTCCCATGTGTCGATACATGCCAGAACTGCGGATCTAGGTAAGTTCTCGTCCCCGAGGCGTCGAAGCAAATTGATAAGCTTCGGCCCAACGTCGCTTCCTGCCACTCGACAAGACCGGCCAGCAGCGAGGAGGCGGCAGGCGAGGGCAAACAGCGGGGCGTTGTTTCGACATATGATTGCGGAAGCATCTGCGATACCATCGCATGCCAACTCTTTAAGGCTGGATACTGTTCCACCATGGTTGAGCGCGCGGAATCCAGGCGCTCGCCATCGGGCATTTGCGACAATGGCGCTGGGGCAACGGAAGGAGATCGAGAGCGCCTTGGTGTGCATCTGGAAAGCGGCCCGTTGGATTGCCATGCCATCTTGCATTGCTCCTCGGAACTGGTAAATCGATTGGAAAGGATCACCGACCGCCACAAGCCGCGAGGACTTGCAGAGCTTCCGCAGCATTTCGTGGTTGATCGGCGAGAGGTCTTGGGCTTCATCGACCATGACGCAGGGGAAGCGTGGGAAGCTGCCGCCGAACAGGGTCGGCATGTAGAGTTGGTCGTTGAAGTCGATCAAGCCGCGATAGGAGGCGCCGATCGAGGCGTCGAGGATTTCGTTGACCATGTCCTTGCCGTTCTTGGAAAGGGGGTCTTCCAGACCGTCGAAGAACTCCTCTCCAATCAGCCGCCGCGACCAACAGTTGGCGCCCTGAGGGATGTAGCCGCGGCCCTTGGCTAGGTTCACTGCGGTGCAGACTTCCCCGTACTCTTCCCAGGCAGCGTCACGGTCGGGCTTTCGGAGCTTGGTTACGGTTTCCTTGAAAAGCCCTTGGGTTTTCTTCGGCTCCAGGACTAGCTTTGGCGCAATGGCGGCGGACCAGATCCTGTGCCCAAGGGAGTTGAAGGTCCGGCACTCTGTGGTCGGGGCTAGGCGCTTGGCGACTTCTTCCGCGATCCGTTTGTTGAACGCCAAGCAGAGCCGGGGGCCAGGAATAGCCGTGCGGTCGAACATTTCCAGGGTCGAGGTCTTCCCACAATTGTGGACCACATGACCATTTACAAGAAAGTTGTGGTGTGGCCCAGGCATCATTATATCGTAAGTTAAGCGGCGCCCTGCCGATGATAGTTGGATTACCTTCGTTAAACCCAGACGAGTGTGGTTTAGGTGCATTTTGTGTCGTAGCCGATGTTCAACTTTGGTAAGAACCTCCAAGTTTCTTATATCATCGTTGGCCGGATCTTCATCTTTGTGATGAATGTCATATTCCGGTGCAAGATAAGTCAATGTTGCTGCTTTGTATGGATCGTGGCGAACGATTAATATCATTTCTTCAAGAGATAGTCGATTCATCTCCGCTTCAACGACCAATTTTGCGCGGGGTACGCGTCCATAGTTGCCATATTCCTGGACATTGTGTTGATGTGCATGTGGATGATGACGAACAGAGTAGATTATAACTCTTCCTTCTTTTCTTCCCGGGAAAGCTGTCGTTCTAGCTAATATACCGTCGCCTAGACACACATCACACAAGGCCTTCCAACCATTCGAAGTTTTGATTTCATGGTCGGGGGTTGCTATTACTTCCCCCAGCGTGGTTTCTAGGCGAAGAGTAGATTTTACTCCTGAGAATTGACAGCCTAGCATCGGAACATATTGAGAGAACCCATCGACATCACATTGAACTAAGACGGGAGTTTCTGGGTTTTTTATATACAGCAATTTTTCTATCATACGATTTTTAACAGTTGGACCGTTGCCCCTTCGTATTCTTATCATGCTACCTGCGGCTACACAGCCAGCGAAAGCTATGATTTGCAGGTTGGCGGGGTCGTCGGCTAAGGAGACGATGGCGGATTGTTCTTCGGTTGGGTTCATTGGGGGTCCTGATGGGTTGATTACTCTTCCTTGGCGAGGGCGCGGATGAATTCCGCCGCCAGCGCAGCGCTTCCGGTGTTATCCAATCCGGCAGCATCATCAGCCGCTTGTGCGCACTCCTCGATCGTCTTTTCCCTGATGTCGTCGCGCTCAACTTCAAGCTCGGCGATGTGGGTAGCCACGGATTCGCTCACGTAATGGCTGGTGTCGCCGATCGTAATGACCACAAGGCCCCGCGGACCAAGACACTCGTGAAGTCTCTCAATCTCCTGGGCTAGAGCCCGGATTGTTGTTTCCTGCTTTCGAATGCGGATCCCGGCGAGCTTGAGGCATTGGATGCATTCTGGCAGGTCGGCCGAGATGGTGGCGGAGGTGATGCGAGGAAAGAGGTCGTATGTCCGGCGGGTCCGGTATTCGTGGTTGGGATCGGCGACTTGTGCAAGGCCACGGTGAGAGGCGACCTTGAAGGGATCGGTGCTTTGCCAGACCGCAATCCACTCGTCACCTTCCAGGCGTTCGAGGATGTAGGTGCTCATTTGGTCATCCTTGCGAGTCCGTTGATGATGGTCAGGACGTTCCGTTCGAACATCTGGCCCATGGCGAGGAAGCCTTGGCCGCGAAGTTCGTCTCCGTCGGCCTTCATGTCGTGGCCGATCATGTAGCAACACTCGGCGGCAAGGCGGAGGTGCTCCATGAGTTGCATCTCAGTGTCGGCGCGGGAGAACGCACCGGCCTTGGTCTCATAGTCTAGGCGGATTGCCATTGCGTTTCCTCTTCAGTTGCCGCAACCACTTCGGGGACCTGCGGCTGCCTTGGTTTGCCTGGGCCATGTTCTTCCGCGCGGCGAGGGAGTGCTTGGAGGAAATTGGCCGGCGGTTGGCGATGGTTGAGAAAAGCACCAGGTCCTCGGGATCGATGGTCATCCTAGGCATGGTCATCCTAGCCACTCCAAGTAGGCAATGCCGAGGATCATGCCTATGCCGATGGCGATGGCGAAGGGAAGGAGTTTGTGGGTCATTCGCGGCGCTCCACTTTAGCGGGTTGGATCTTCAAGACGTTAAGCAGGTCAAAGGTAGCGTGCCGAGCTTGCATTCCGCTCAGTTTGGCGTAGACTGCCCCGGCCTCAATCCGCGCCAGGGCGTCGAGCATGGCAAACCGCGGGGATGAACCGGCGGCTTGGACCCATTCGGTGGCGGAATAGAGGTAGGCCAGCCAGCAGCCCCCATCGTCGATCAGGGATTTGAGCCGCCAGCCTTCGGGTGGGTCGGGGAGGTCCATTGGCGCTAATTGTATCGTCCATTTATCCGTGTCTTCGACTTGTAGTGTTGCGTTCCTAATTTTGTTTCAAGCATTATAATTCTCCTTTTGGTTGCTGTTACTCCCAATCCTTTGGCGGATCGACTTCTTCCCATTCGTGTCCGGCATCCTGCGGAAGGTTGTCATCGCACCATAAGCTGGCCTTGGGTTCAGTCGGGGCGTTGGTGACTTCGCCGCAGTGGACGCATTGCCAGTGGCGATCGGGGGTCATGGCTGGGCCTCGCTGGCTGCAAGGGCGATCAGGTCCTCTCCGAGCTTTCTCAGGTCAGCTAGGGAGAGGTCGGCGATGACGGCATAGCTTTCGCCATTCTCAAGGGCGAGGGTGTAGAGGTGTTTGCCTCGAAGGACCCCAAGCCAAGCCTCGTCGGTCTCTAGGAGGTCGGCGATGCTGCCGTTGAAGTGGGGAATGCCTAGGTGACCTGTCATGCTCGCCTCCCCTGGGTGATATCGGCCATTGGCTGGCCGGCCAAGTACGCCTCTGCCCAAGCCACGAAGATTTTGTCGAGCTCGGGCTTCCGCATGCCGTCGTCCCCAACCATCCGCCACATTTGGTTGCAGGGCAGGGCTAGGATCAGGGTGGCAATGGAGCGGAGGGGGTCAGCCAGTTGGTCCTCGGAGAGAGTGGGGATTTCTGGGGGTTCGACGAATTCCTCCGTGCATTCTCCAGTGCAAGCACAATCGCCCCCGCCCAGTTTGGTGGCGAGGGCCTTGCCTGTTTTCTTACACCGAATAACGTTGTCTTGGCGTTGCCAAGGGGGGTTGAGGTCGCGGGGCATGTCGAAGCCGTTAGGTTCGGGCATTGGTCTTTCTCCTGAGTTCACAGACGGCGTTAATGGCGATGCAATTAGCTACTAGATCTTGTGCCTCTAGTAAATCCAATTCGTGGTTTGCCCTTGCACCGAGCATGAGCCCGAGCATCACGGGCATGATGGTTCCGGCCTTCAGGGCGTCGATGTCTTGGGACTGGAACCATGCGGCTAGGGCGAGCATCTGGTCGCGGTCGTCGTTTAGGACGTGACTGGTTGCGGAGCAGCTAGCGCGGATGGCTGTGAGGACTTTGGGCCAATCGATCATGGGGGCTCCTTACGGACGCAGCGCACTCGGCTCACGTCGCGGTCGTTGGATTGGATGCGGTAGGCGTGGTAGAGGCACTCTTGCTGTGTGCGGTACTCGCCGTGGACAGCGGTGCCGCCAGAGTAGAAGTAGAGGACAAGGAGCCAGGTCATTGGTGGGGCCTTTCAGTTGTCAAAGTCGGGGACGCTGCTTTCCATATAGCCTCCTCGATGATAACAAAACCATTATTGCATATTTTGCGTCGAAAGTCAATACACAAAGGTCAAAATAGTTCCTTTTACAGAGAACTATTTTTACCTAAAAAGAAAGGGCAGGAGGAGTGGCCCTTGAGTTGACCCTGCCCTCAGTCGTTGGTCCTCAGCCGACTAGGTCGCGGATGGAGGCTAGGGTGTCGAGGGACTTGCCAAGGGTTGTGGCACGGGAGGTGTATTCGCCCTGCCAGTAGTCGCGGTCGCGGTGGGCAGCGATGAGGTCCGAGGTGAGCTTGGAGTTGTCCTCCTGTGCGAGGGCGTAGAGGTCTTCGAAGTCGCGGGCTTTGGCAAGGGCGTCGGTTAGCTTGTCGTCGAGTTCAAGCACAACTCCTGTCTGGTGGCCGTGGAGGCGGAGGATCTCGGCTTCCAGTTCGGCGACCTTGGACAGCGCCGCGGTGAGGTCGAGGGACATGGCGGCGGCAGCGTCCTGGGCCTCGTTGCGGGCGCGGCGGAGGTCCTGGGCTTCGGCTTCGGCGGAGATGCGTTGGCCGTTGACCGTGTCGTAGGCTGCGTCGGCTAGTTCCTTGGAGCGAAGGGCAAGGTCGCGAGCGGTGATGGCTTCGTTGCGTTCGATGTAAGCGCGGGCTTCTCGTTCGTCGGCAACGCGGAGGGCCAAGGTCATTTCGTCCACAGCCTTTCGCAGTGCCTTGACCTCCGCGGCGAGGTCGGAGGCTTCCACGATGGAGTTGGCGACGAGCGCGAAGGTGGAGCGCAACATTTCGGGGTTCTCCAGGAGGCTAGGGGCAATGTTCCGCGTGAGGGTCTCTGTTCCGGTCAAGGGTGAGAGGTTGACGGTGGTCACTGGGAAAGTGAAGATTTCGCGGCCTTGTTCATCGAGGGTCATGGTAGAGTTCCTTCCTGGGTTGGGGTGGATGGGGCCGGGGGTTTGTCTTGCCAGCCCCATCCAAGTGGGAGTTCAGGCTGCCGTTGTCAAGCCTGAGGCTGGATGGTCGAGGTGGTCTTGCCTTTCTTTGCCTTGACTGCTTGGGCGGCGGGCTTGGCGGGGGCTTTCTTCTTTGCGCTGGCTGCGGCCTGGACCAGCTTGGGATCAGCGCGGAGTTGGGAGAAGATGTCCGCGGAGGCCTTCGGGGCTTCGGAAGCACGGGCTAGGCTTTCTCGGGCCACGGCGAGCCAGGTGTCAGGGTCGGAGTTGACCATTGCCTGGGCAGAAGCGGTCCACTGCTTTGCGTTGATGAGTGAGAAGCGAGGCATGGACTTGTCGGTGGCCGCGAGGACTTTGTACTGCTCCTTAGCGGAGATCTTGGCTTGGCGGAGGGCCTCGGTCATTTCGACCCCGGCTCCTTTGGCCTTTGGCCCGACTGCCCGGCGCTTGATGTCGCCGGACTTGAGCTTGGTGTGCTGGGCCTCGGCGATTGCCCAGGCCGCAGCTTCGAACTCGTTGAGGGTGGCGAAGTCGGCCTGTTTGAGCTTGGAGGTGCCGAGGTTGATGAAGTGCTTGAGGCCTTCAAACAGGACGGCCTTGTAGACATCGGCGGGCATTGCGGTCTCGCCAGTGTCGATGGCGATGAGGCGCTTGCCGGCCTTGTTGACGGGGATTTCGTAGATGGCCATGGGTGGTTGGTCTCCTCCTGCGGAATTGCAGGCCGGGGGAGGGCGCGGCGGCAGGCGAGAGTTTAGTCTCCTCCTGCGGCGGCTCTCCCCTAGTCTTCAATCCTCGAGGGTCAATCGAGGGTCAATCTGCCGTCCTCAACCACAACCAAGTCAATTCGCTGGGCGCGAAGGTGGCATTGGCCATCGATGTTGACCCAGAGCTTGAGGCCTTCGGGAGCCTTCTCAATGCGGACCTCGATCGTGTTGGCGCTGGGGATGTCTAGCATTGGGCTTTCTCCGTTCGAACCAGGGGATTATCCCATAGTCGGTTGTCATAATCAAATGCTCATTTTGCATAGATCGGGGAGGAGTCATGCGTAGGGTGCATGACTCGGAGCTGCGGACAACACTCCCGGCCCATCCCTGCGTGAGGGCCTCTTGGACTTAGTCTGAGAAATGTTTGACGTGTACTGCTCTATCAGGCGTGATGAAGATCATGTCTTTTTTACGTAGATTTCGAATGACTTTTTTGAAGTTGTTCATATCCCCACCTGCTTCACGGTATCTATTGCGGATTTGTTCGATTGTTAGATTGTCTGGAAGTGCGTCAAGGATTACTTGCATCATCATTTTCTCGCGGGAAGATGGAGGACGCGATTTCAGCGGGTCGTATTCAGTATCGTCTTCGTCAGTCGGTGGTGCTTCTTCTGGCGTTTCTTTCGCGTCTGGCCGTTGGTTTTGATTTGTGAGTTTTGCTTTTAAAGAGAGCGAGATTTCGTCACCGGAGATTGTGATCTTGTGGGCGCCAACAATCCGGATTGGAGTATTGAAGGCGAGTTCGAGGGCTTGTTCGAGTTCGTCAATGGACGGTAAGCGAGTTATGTTTTGTTTAGTCATTGTTAATTCTCCGCGAGAGGGTGATCAGGAGGCCGATCGTGGCGAAGATAATCCACGCGAGGTACAGGTAGCCGATGAGGGCATCGGGGTCCATTCAGTGTTCCCTTTCCCTTTTGGCGATAAGTGCAGTTAGGTCTTTCCATAGTAAACTTCCGCTCGGTGCATTGCCGGATGCGAGAAGTTCTTTGGTAAGACTTTCCAGCATTGCACGGAGTTCTGTTGTTGTGTGGTTGTTCAACCAATCATCATGTGCCTGGAGCTCCGCTCGAATAAGGGCTTTTGCATTCTCGATGGTTTTCTTGTCGATCATGTTATTTTGCCTTTTCTGGAGAAGGGGGAGGAAATGGATCCTCCCCGGGGCTACTCCCTTGATTACTCCCTAAGCTCCGGCCTACGCTTCCATCGGTCCAACAAGGCTTTCGATTTTGTTGGCCATTTCGCCTTTGGTGATCAGGCCGTCGCGGGCCTGCACGACGTATTCAATCACCGCCTGGGCTTGCTCGTCAGTCAATTCGTAGAGGTCCATTTGCTTGCTCCTTTGGGGCAGGAAGATGATAGCATTTGGCATCCGCGTTGTCCAGCTTGGGTTCCGGCTTCGTTCGGTTTTGTAACAATCTGTGATCGGGCAAGAAGCGCAGTGTTTCCAAGGGCTTGGCTGCTCTGTCCCGCGCCCGATCACTGCTTTGTGAGAGTTGTTCAGCTGGGGTTCATGTATGTGACGGTCGGCTGTCACAATCGATCACGAGAGGGTGAGCGTAGTTGGTCCACCTTCGCAATGCACCATGCCAGCCGAAGCCGCCCGAGCCGGAGCCAATGCAGTCCGCCGATCTTGCGGTAGATGGGTGGCCAGGGAAGCGTTGTGTTGGCGTTGTGTGGGGTCATGTATGGTTCTCCTTGTTGTTTGGTCGCAGGGCGTGGCCGTATCGCAGGGGAGGAATTTCCTCCCTTGGTCTTTCCTTGGCCGCAGGGGGACCTCCCCTGCCCTCACCGCTCTGCCTCCCTGGTGGCCTGCTCGGCCTGCAGCCGCCAAGCCTCTCGGATCACTGCGTCGTCGGCTGTGGCCTGGATCCATTCGGCCCAATCATCTTCCATGCTCTGTCTCCTCTGGTTGGCGTCAGGCCGAGGACCGGTAGGGGGCTTCTCTCGGTTCGGGCAGTGCCTTTGGTTTCCCTAGCTTCCCGTTCCTGCTGCTTCCTCGGCCTGACCGCTCGACCCTGGGCCTTTGCGTTGTCACAATCAAATGCAATCCTGTCGGGGCTGCTATGCGCCCTGGGCTTGGCTGGGCCTTCCGTTGGCTTGGCCGGGGACCTTTTCGAACCGATCGGTCAATGGCGCCCTGGGCTGGATCTTCCCTTGGCCTTCATTTTAAAATCCTTCCCTAGTAACCTCTAATACCTCCCTAGTAACCTGTCATAACCTCTCATGTTCTAGTTTGGAATAGGAGGGGCAGAGAGAGAGAGAGAAAATTTTTTTTTTTTTTTTTTTTTTTTTTTTTCTTTCCTTCTCCCGGGTCCCCCCTTCCATTTTTTAACACTAGAAAAAAATAGGGGGGGACTAGGGGGGAATTAAAGTT